TTAGGTGTTGTTTTTGTTGAATTTAATTACTTCCTCAATATCTTCAGCACTCATCTTATTTATATAGTGTTTTGATTGAGTTTGAATAGTATGACCTATTAACGAACGAACTACATTATCATTTAAAGAGTAATTATTCATCATTTCATTTTCGACTAATTTTCTTACTGCGTGGAATTTTACTTCTTCAACATTTTTAATATTCAACATCTTCCGATAATTGTTTACATATACACCCATTATTGTAGAGCTTTGAAACCCTAGAACATATTTACTATTCTTAATATACTGTTTGTGAAATTCCATCATCTCATCTAAAAGCGACTTTAGCTCAGGTTTAACTGAATAAGGAAATTCTCTCCATCTGTCATTCTTACCATTAATTAACAGTTTGTTAGTTTGAATATGCCAAGGTTCAATTTTGAAAACTTCATCTCTACGCATTCCTGTTACACCTATAATTCTAAAAGTAAAGTATAATTTCATTGCTGATACTTTACTCTTTGGCTTCTCAGTGGTATCTATATATTTCTTTAATTCACTTAAATAGTATTCAAGTTGTTCTCGAGAACAAATAGTAAACTTAAAATTTGCATTTTTTATCCTAAGCCATGACTTAATTGGATTAGTAGTTATGATATCTGATTCTATTCCAAAATTGAAAACAGAGCTTAACTGTGTTAATGAATTATTTATAGTAGTATCTGAATACTTATCTTTAAACTTCATTTCCTTAATTCTTGAATTTATAAATTTAGTGATTTCTACACTGTCATGTAAATAAAAGTCATTGTTTCCCATAATTCTTTTTATTGAATTTAGAAATGTTTGTTTAGTGTTCTCTTTTAGATGTTGAAATTTCAAATCTTTATACAGTAAGAATAACTCTGAAAACGTATCAATCCGATTACTGTTAAATCCATTCTCTCTTTCGAAATATTCACAAACACGTTTATCTAAAACTTGAATAGCAAAGTCTTTATTAGTTTTATTCCATGGTAGGTTTTTTATAGAAAGTCGTTCGCCAAAAATATAGGTGTGAATATATCCATCTCGCTCAAAACAATAAACCCCTTTCTTATAATCAGGGTGGTCCCATCGTTTACCTTTTTTCTTCCTAGTCTTTCCCATTATCAATTTTTTCTTTCAGTTTTTGAGCTAGCAATTTAATGAATTCATTAGTCTCATCATCTTCAATAACGTTTTTATCATTCGTGAAAAATGAAAGTAAAGTGTTGAGTGTTTCTGGGAACCAATTGAAATCATTCAACAGAGGAGGAATTGCAAAGTGTCTCTCAATATAAGAAAGAGTTGGAAAGATTATAAGTTCGTCTAATCCACATTCTTTTAAAGTATATTTTTCAAGTAGGCAGTATTTAAAAAAACTTTCAGTATGCTCAAACAATGTTTCATATTCAAGTAAAGCCTCTTCAACAGTCAAGTCTTTATTTGACGACACTATTCGCTCAGCGATTCGTAGACACCGCTCTCTTAATCTTAAATCAATTACTCTTTCTAGCTGGGGCATAATCCTTAACCACTTTTTTCACAATACCGAATAATGTTAAATCTTCTAACTCTCCTAGAATTATATCTTTTGCACGTAGGGAATCAGATTTTAAGAGAATACTTCCGTCCTTTTGATGTACCAAATGTTTCATAATTGGCATTCCATTCAAAGCACCAACTATTGTACAGTCAAAATTAGGGACTGTCTTTTGCACTTCAAATATAATAACATCCCCAGTTGATATACCTGCATCCTCCATTGATGTTCCGTTAACATAAATGGCATCATGTGTCTCAGAATCTATATTCATACCTAGAGCAAGCGGCATAAATGTCATTGGTAGGTCATTGAGATCTGTCAATGCCCCTGTTGCTGCACTAACACTCATAATATATAACTTAATATTTGCAAGCATCCCTTGGAATTCTCGAGGAACTCTATATAATTCTTCTCCATTGGCTTTCTTCTCATGTGAAACTTCATTCTTCTTTCTTTGTTGGCTTGGGAGATTATCATTAACATCTTCTCCCCTGCCGTACAAATACCATTCAATATTAATGCCAGTTTCACTTAATCTTTTCAGTTTTGACTTTGTAGAAAATACTCGGTCTCCATTCAAATATGAGTTGAGTGTACCGGGTTTAACCCCTAATAATTCAGCATACTCAGTATAACTGTCAAAGTGATTATCTATAAATGTACGAAGCCTTGACTGAGGAGTATTCATATAAAATCCCAATATTTAAGAAAAATTTTAAGAAACTATTTGGTTTTCTTAAAATATTTACTAATTTAGTAACGAGTACTAAGACAGAATAAGAAAATATTTAAGATAATTCACAAATAGAGGTAATCAAAATGCCAAAATACATAGTTAAATCAGTCTCATTAGATGAGGATGTTCATGATTACATTTGCGATGCAGTAGATGGTAAGGACGAAATGAAGAAAAATTTTTCAAGATCCTTTAATTACCAGATACATAAATTAATCGCATTGGAAAAAGAACTAAAAGAAATAAAAATGCTGGATTCTGGAAAACACCCAGTTGTAAACATAAGTAATAATTAACAAAATGCAAAGTAAAAACGCTACGTATTTTAAGAAAATATAAGATTAAACATAAGAAAAATAATGAATGTTGTAATAGAAAAAGATGGTAGAGAGCAGAAAGCTATAAGGTTGAATAGAAAGGAAAGGTCAGATTTACATACTGTTGCAAAGTCGGTGTTAAATGCAACTGAATCTGAAGCCGTTGCTTTAGTGTTTACTAGAATAGCTGAAGAGTATAAGAAAGATAAGGATTCTAAAGAATTGATTATAAAAATAAAAATGGGACAGCCTAAATAAGCTATCCCAACAAAGAGTTGCAAAATGAGTGGACGCTCATTTGCCATGTAAATTCATCACAAATATAAGGAGAAGTTATGGAACTTCAAAATTATTTCCCTAGAGACGACATTCAGCAAAAGGTTAAAGATGTCGCAAATTTTATAGCCGAAGAGGTAAGACCTGACGAAAGAGATGAAGCTCTCTTCTCAGTCCTGTTGGCAGTAGAAGATAAGTTGATTGAGAACGGTGATTCATTTTCATCGCAATTTACTTGTTCTGAATTGCTAGAAAAACTGTTTGATAAATCCAGAGATGGAAGATACATAGTAGCTGTTAAAGATGGTAGTTCTGTAAAATTATTAAATCAAAATGTCTGATGTAATAGAACAATATAGACTTATGAGTATTTCAGAAGCAAGCAAGGCTTTTAAAATATGTCGTGAGGAATTGATAAAATGTTTTCACAAAGGCTTGAAATACAAAGCTGTGGGTACAAGGAAAAAAGTGTGCTTAAAATGGTGGATAGATTACCTAGAAAATGAGAACAATTTATCTACTAGAACATTTAAACCATCAAATAAGAACGGTGGCTCATTTAAAATGAGCAAATCAGTAAAAGATTCAATTTATTCAATTAATTAAGGAATTAAACAAAATGTCATTAAAAATTATAAAATCAAATGAAGAAATTAAAATCAATAAAGTGGTTGGTTTACTCTATGGTTTCCCCGGGGCAGGAAAGACCTCTACTGCGAACACAACTAGTAATCCAGTAACACTTGACTTTGATAAAGGAGCACATCGCTCTGCATTCAGAAAGGATGTGATTAGAATTGAAAAATGGGAAGACATACAATCAAACTTGAAAGACTTTCATAAGTCTATCGAGGGATATGATACAGTTATTGTAGATACTGTATCTACTTGTATGGCTGATATGGTTGAATACCTAATCAGAAATAATCCAAAGTTAGGTAGAAACAAACTTCAACTCTTTGGTGAATTGAAAGATTCATTTGGGAGATTTGTTCAGACGTTGAAATCAAGTGGAAAGGATGTAATATTTGTTGCCCAAGTAAAGGAAAAAGAAGAGAATGGAGTATCAGTAAAAAGGCCAGACATTGTCGGTGGTTCTTATGATATAATTACTTCACTTTGTGATTTTATTGGATATCAGTATTACAAGGATAAAGTTAGAGAATTGGACTTTGATCCAACAGAAGAATACATCGGTAAAAACCCTATGAATTTTGATAAGGCTGATTTGCCTAATTATGCTACTGAGCCTGATTATTTTTCTCGTCGAATTGTTGAAATCAAAGAAAGATTAGGTAACATATCACAAGAACAAAAAGAAGCGACAGATACAGTTAAAAATTTAATCCTTGAAATTAGATCTGTAAAAACTGTAGAGGATCTAAATAATGTAGTCAATGAGATAAAAAACTCAAACTATCCAAAGTCAATAATAGCACAAGTCAGAGAATCTATTTCTATTAAGATGAAAGAAATAGGTGCGGTATTGAATAAAGAAACAAATAATTATGAGCTACTTGATAATCATCAGTCAACCGCAGAACCTAAAGAAAGCAAGCCTAGGAATAACAAATCAGAACCTGAAGTTATAAATCAACAAGAAGGTGAGTTAGTTAAAGAGACTGGAGGGCCATTCTTTTGATAAAAATATCTGTTTCAGTTCTTGATGCATTCAATAAATACATAAAAGAACATTCGAAAAGAAGTGGAGATTTAATATACCCTGATGCTCAGAGCTTCATTGACTACTTGAAAAGAGATTATGTATCTACTGCTGACATGGAATATGGTTCAGCAGTAGATGCAATAATTGAATACCCTGAAAAATATTGGAGCATAGAACACAAAGAGTATATCTACAAAGGTATAGCAATTCCACAAAAATATATTGAAAGAATAACTCCCTTTTTTGATTACAATTTCCCATTTCAAGTCGATGGGAGTGAAATGTTCAGAATTGGAGATGTAGATGTGCAGCTTAGAGCAAGAGCCGACCAATTACATGGATTAGATACCGTTGAATTTAAAACTACTTGGTCAAGTTACTCATATGAGAGATTCGCAAACTCAATGCAGTGGAAATGCTATAATGTAATTTTCGGAACTAATAGGGTTAGGTATGTAATAGCCGAATCTAGTCGTAAAGCGGGAGGTGAAATCTCTTTGAAAAAAATACATCAATTTTACCTATACCACACACAAGAGAATTTATTAGAGATTAGTAAGCTTTTATCTGAACTAGTAGATTTTCTTGAAATTAATAATCTAATAGAAGAAATGGAGGTTGTAGCATGACAACTGCAAAATTGATTGAAAATCATAAATACTTTTTAGTTGCCTACGGATGCTTGGTTTGTCCTGGTAGACAGTATTTGGTTAAATATGGGAAGATAGAGAATGAAGTAGGAGACACTCATTATGATTTGAGACCTGTTGACGAGAGAAATAAATTATATCGAGTATTAAAAAAAGATGCTTATGACACTTTGGACGAAGCTGAGCATAAAGCAATTTCAGAAATAGAATCTAATGCTGTGACGGCTAAATCAGTATTAAATTCATCAATTCAATTATTAAAATTTAATTAAGGAGTTATAGCCATGAAAATTCAAAAAATTAATATTCGTTCCGTTTTAGGAATAGAAGATTTCGAATTGTTTCCAGGTAGAATTAATAAAATATCAGGGAAAAACGGAAGAGGTAAAACCTCTGCCATTGAAGCAATTAAAGTTGCTCTCGGAGGTGGTAATGACGCAGAACTAATTCATAACGGAAGTGAGGAGGGAGAGATTGTAATTATCTTTGATAATAATATGCACCTCAAAAGAAGAATTCGAGGATCTAAAAGAGGGGTTGTAGAATTGCATGATTCAGAAGGTAGACCTGTTTCTGCCCCTCAACAAGAGTTGAATAAACTCTATGATGCCATATCGGTTAATCCTATTGAATTCATCAATGTAAAGGACAAAGAGAGGGTAGAACTACTACTCGAAGCATTACCAGTCGAATTAGATCTAAATGAAGTGTTATCACTAATTATCAGTGAAGCCGAATTAATGGGATTGCCTTTTGCTGAAAGAGCAGACTTACAAGATATTTACGAAAAGAATTATACTAATGCTTTAGAATTCATTGATGATATAATCAAAGAGTTGTCAGATGAACGTAAGTACTTAAAGCGTTCATTAGATGAAGCTAAGGCTACTATCAGACCACTTTCGGAATCTATTGTTGAACTTGATGTCGATGAAGTAGAAACAAAAAAAGAAATTGATAAAATCAATTCAAATTTAGAAGGTGCATCTAAGCAGTATGAGGATAAAGTAAGTCAGATCGATACAAAATTTCATGAAGAAGTTGAGAAGCTTAGAACAGCTAAAGAAATAGAGCTGAGGAATTTACGAGAAAGATACGATAACTATAAAACTAATGAGAATAATAAAAAAGTACAACTTCAAACTAACTTAGATTCTGTAGCAGGGTTGCTGAAAACCAAAGAGGAGTTAGAAAGACAAAAAACTAAAGCAGCAGAACTCGAAGTTGAATGGCAATCAAATCAAGATTCCATTACTAGTCTCCGTGATTATAAGACCACATTGTTAGGATCTATTCCTATTGATGGTTTAGAGCTCAATGATGGTGTAATATACCGAAATGGGGTATCATATTCCAAACTCAACAAAGCACAACAATTAGAGATAGCTATTGAAGTAGCTAAGCTAAGAACCAAAGATATTGGAATTATTTGTGTTGATGGTATAGAGATATTGGATTCAGAAAGTCAAGAGATTTTATTCAAGAAGTTCGAAGAGTCTGGATTGCAATTCTTCCTAACTGAAGTAACTGAAGATGAAGAATTAACTATTACTAAAGAGGGGTAGATGAAGGAATTAAAATTTAAAGCGTGGCACAAAGTTGAAAAGCGATTGTTTGATGTATATGGTTTCAATAGAGACTTTGTATTTGAAGACAGCTATGATAGTCTTGACAATACTGTTCACGAAAGAGAAAATATAGAGCTACTGCAATTCACAGGTAAAAAAGACAGCAAAGGTGTTGAATATTTCGAAGGGCATATTACCAAAATTAACATGTGTTTCAAGAATATTATTGGAATTGATGCTGATTGTATTGGTAAAGATGCAGAGGGTGAGGCTCTCTATAAAGTTATATTCCTTGAGAATCTGAGTCAATTCTGCTTAGAATTAATAAGCTGGACGAAGTTTAAGCCAAGGAATAAATACTTGCATCTATATTCAGGAATGATCAGAGGTAATATTTATGAAAACCCTGAACTATTGGAGCAGAAATGAGCAAGCTCAAGAATTACACCTCGCAAGTCCCTGCATCTCGTTCTATGGCAAAAATTGAAAATATGCTAGTTCAGGTTGGGGCTAAAAATATAAATAAAGAATATGTTGGTGAAAAGATTACAGCTTTCTATTTTCTAGTAGATGTTGAAGGTACTAGTAGACTTTTCAAACTTCCAGTTAAAACAAATTCAATATATAAAGTTTTGGAAAAAGAAGTTAAAAGGCCTTCTGAAAATACATATAAAAATATTGAAGCTCAATCAGAACGGACAGCGTGGAAGATTATATGTGATTGGGTAGAAATACAATGCACTCTCATTAAACTAGAGCAAGTAGAATTATCACAAGTCTTTTTGCCTTATGTATACGACCCTAATAGTAATACTACACTTTGGGAACAGGTTAAAGAAGGAAGTGTTAAACTACTAGGAGAGTAAGCCATGCAACTAAGACCTTACCAAGAAGAAGTAAAGTCCAAAATACGTGAGTCGTTCCAAAAGGGTAACAAGAGTGTTATGCTCCAGTTACCCACTGGGGCAGGTAAAACGGTGTCATTTGTTAATATTGCAAGAGATGTGATTGATAATGGTAAGAACGTACTAATCTTAGTGCATAGAGTTGAATTAATTAGACAGACTTATGATAAGTGTCTGAGGCATCAACTTCAAGTATCTGTTATTCACGCCGATTTCGTTTATAAGAAGTATTGCAGACTTCAAATAGCATCTGTACCGACACTTGCAAACAGAGTGAAAGGTGCCAAATCTAAATCTTTACCTGAAAACATTGACTTAATTATTATTGACGAAGCTCATCATGCGACGGCTAATAGTTGGCGAAATATTCTTGAATTCTATCCTGATGCAAAGGTATTAGGTGTTACCGCAACACCAGTACGTTCGAATGGTGAAGGGTTTGAAGATTTGTTTGATGACTTAGTAATTGGTGTTACTCCTAAATTCTTAATAGAAAACGGTTATTTAGCAAAACCAAGAATATTTGCTAATCCTCTTAGATTTGACCTGTCTAAAATCAAAGTCAAATCAACAGGAGATTATAACGAAAGAGATTTAGTCAAGAATTATGAGCAAAGCACCACTTATGGAGACTTAATCAAAACTTGGAGAGATAAAGCCAATAATATGAAAACAGTTGTTTTCGGTATTAATATAGATCATGTGAAAAAAATAGTTGATGCTTTCAATGAAGAAGGTATACCTGCTGTTCACTTATCCTCGGACTTTGATAACGTTACAAGAAATCGTGTTATCAATGACTTCAAAGATGGGAAAGTCAAAATACTAGCTAATGTGAATATTGTAACAGAGGGATTTGATTTGCCAGCAATAGAAGCTGTTATGCTTGTCAGACCTACAAAGTCATTATCCTTATACTTACAGATGGTTGGTAGAGGTTTAAGACCTGCTGAGGGAAAGGACAGGGCAATAATATTAGACCATGCCGATTGTGTGGCTGTACATGGGTTTCCTGAGCAAGATAGAATTTGGACTTTGAAAGGCTGGAAGACTGCTGACGAAAGAGATGTTCCCGTTAAGAAGATGAAGTTCAAAGATGTAAGTACAGGAGAAATGTTTGACCCTCGAGAATTACCTGATCATATCACAGAGATTGAACTTATTGAAGTCGATGGGGATGAGTTTAGAAAAGCTGAGTTGGATAAACTTTTTGAATTACAAGCTGAGAAATCATTCAAAGCTGGTTGGGTTTGGTATGAGTTTATTAATAAATACAAAGTACCAACAAAGGAAGAGATAGACTACGTACGACAAAAAGCTGGGTATAAACCAGCTTGGGGATTTTATAAAATGAAAGAATATGGATATATAAACTAATTAATAAAAAGGAGTTGTAATGGATAAGAGAGAGAGAACATGCATAGTCTATAGTGCATTTAGTGATAAAGTATTGAGAATGAGAGAGTCACAGGGAATCGAAGGTTATGGTATTTATTTGATGTTGGAAGGGATGTTATTTGAATCAAAAAACAATCTAAAGATAGAAAAATCATTATCAACAAAACTAGGGATAACATTTGAAAAACTAAAATCTATTATTTGTGATTTTGGTTTATTCCATGTTCATTATAGATATTTTTCTTCCGATAATATTGTCGATTTTGATGAAAATGGAAAGGTTTTACCCCCACTTTCATTTTATGACAACACAAACATTAGTATGGGTCAACGTTACAGTCAAGATGTAATAGATGACTTGAATGACAATGAGCTTTTAAAGGTTTTAGTTAAAGACTCAATAAATACTTTTATAGGGTTTGCAGCTACAAGTAGGGTAGAACAAAATCAAGCTAACATTGAACAAGAAGTAATAGAATTCTTAGAGTTAATTGAGGATGGTTTAGTATGAAAGAGAAATTTTACTTTCAACATGACTATGATGCTGCTGATGACCCCAAAATCTGTGTTGCTATTGAAGACTATGGAGGTATAGCTTATGCTATGTTTTTTTATGCTGTGGAATTAATGCACAGAGAAGAAGATAAAAGACTTCCTATGAAGGGTTATGTTTTTAAAGCTATTGCTTTAAAAATGAAAACTGATGTTGACATAGTTAAAAGATTTATTGATGACTGTATTGATGAATATGGTTTATTCGATTCTGATGGAGATTTTTTCTTTTCAAAAAGAGTTTTCAAAAACATTGAGTATAGAGAAGAAGCCAACAGGAAAAAGGTTGAGGCAGGGCGTAAAGGAGGAATAGCTTCTGGGAAATCGAGAAAAATGACAAGTCAAGTGAAGCAAAACGAAGCGGTGCTTGAACCAAGCGAACCAAATGAACCAAGTCTTGAAGCAAACGAACCAAACGAACCAAAGGAAAAGAAAAGAAAAGAAATAAAAGAAAAAGAAATTAAATCAAATATTGTTAAAAAAGAAATTCCAACTTTTTCTATGATTTATAAAAAATTCCCTAAAAGTAAATTGGATGAAGAATTGAAAGATAAAGCTACTTGGGAAAGATTTTCAGATGAAGATAAGATTATGGCTTATGAATTAGCTGATATATATTTAGAGAGAAATGCTGAACAGCCAAGGAGAAGGGAATACATGCCAGTGATTGGGTATTACCTATCTCAAACAAGGTTCAACTACATGACAGGAGTAACTGACAAATACAGAGAAAAACAAAAAGCCGAGAAGGAGCTCGCTGAAAGGCGGACTGATGGCGACTATATTCTGAAGAATCCAGATGAAGCTAAAATGGTGTTGAAATACATCAAAGAAAATCTCCCAATTGTATCAGCAATGAAGTATCAAATGAATTTAGCTGGAGCGGACAAGCTCTGCTATGATTATGGGTATGATAAAGTTATGGAGAAGCTGATAGCTATGGAAAGTTGGGAACCCATTAAGGACAAAGACTCTGTCGTAAATGTTTGTAGGCAATGGCTTGCTAAAGGGTATGGAATTTTAGTTGGAGGGAAGGATCCAAAGAAGGTTTTAGAAATGCAAAAAATCATGAGTAACTAATGAATAAAGATTTCAGAGATTATGGAATCATTGTAAAATCGACAGCAGGCAAGTGGGCGAGAACCAAATGTCCTAAATGTCCTCCTGGTACTAAAAGCCATGACAATGATTTAGCAGTTAATATTGATGAAGAGTATTGGGTATGTCACAGATGCGGTTCATCAGGTTCACTCAAATACGGATGGACTGGTGACTTTACCTCTGTACCACAAGTAGAAGAAGCAAAACCACCGGCTAAGCCGAATAACAAAGAGGGTATGTATTTATACTTTGAATCAAGAAAGATTCCAAGAGACGTAGTTGATAGAAATAGAATCCAATTTGCAAGAGCATATTTCCCTGCCATCAAATCAGAGAAGGACTGCATTTCTTTTAACTACTACATAGGTAATAAGTTAGTTAATTCAAAGTATAGAAGTATTGATAAAGACTTTGCTCAATCAAAGAATGGTCACAAGGTATTCTACAAGCTCAATGACATTATCGAATCAGATGAAGTAATTATTACAGAAGGTGAGATAGATGCACTCTCTTTTGAAGTTGCTGGATTTACAAACGTAATATCTGTACCAGATGGAGGCATACAACCTAACTGGCAAAACATTGATGGAAAGATGGAATTTTTAAAGAACAGTTCCGAATACCTTCGACATGTCAAGAAATTCTATCTAGCCACTGACAATGATGAAGTTGGAATACTGTTACAACGAGCTTTAGCACAACGATTAGGCAAAGAGAAATGTTATATTGTGACTTTCAATGAAGGTTGTAAAGACCCAAATGAATGTCTTAAAACTTTTGGTAGTGCATCGCTCAGAATAGCTATTGAAAATGCCAAACCGTACCCTGTTGAGGGTGTGCATACCGCTGATGATTTTGCCAAAGAAGTAGATAGAATTTATACAGATGGTTATCCTGAAGGGCCTGCTACTGGAATCGAAGCTATTGATTCACATCTTAAACATCACGAAGGCTCGCTCGCTATAATAACTGGGGTACCAGGACATGGTAAAACAACAGTAATAAATTATATGCTGAACAGATATGCGTCTAGATCAGATTGGAAATTTGCTGTCTTCAGTCCTGAGCATAGTACATCTTCATTGATAATTATGCTTACAAGACAACTAATGAAAAAGCCATTTCACATAGGTACTACTAACCGTATGAGTCATGATGAAGTCAAGAGAGCTCATAAGTTTATCAATGATCACTTCTTTTTCATAGACCCACTTAGTGCCGAGCAAGAGACATTCACAATAGACGACCTATTCGATGCGACAAAGTATCTGAAAATGAAATATGGCATAAACGGCTTACTCATTGACAGTTGGACTAAAATCCAACACATGGTTTCTAAGTTCGAATCAGAGACTAACTATGTACAAAGGACACTCAACCGATTTAGTGGCTTCTGCAAACAAACAGGGCTAAATACTTATCTGATTGCACACCCTACTAAGATGGAGTCTAAAGCTGACGGTACTTACAAGATACCAGGTATGTATGATATAGCTGGTTCAGCTAACTTTTTTAACCTTGCTGATATTGGTATGACTGTATACAAAGAGGAGTCTGCCAACCCTGGGGAATTCTTTACAAGAATCAGATTCGAGAAAATCAAAGAAGATTACATGGGTAAGACTGGTACAGCCAACCTGCTACACGATAGGGATTCATTATCGTTCTATGATGCACATAAGTATTTTGATACTAAGTCTGACTTAGAATATTACGAAGAATTCATAAGGTACAGAGAGGAGATGGACTTTTGAGTGTTCCTATTCCTACTCCTGATGAGATACTTTCTTACACAAAGCAGAGCAAAATTACTTGGACTAAGCTTCAGAATGAAGATTTTTGGTGGTCATCTAATACTCGGTATTGGGCTTTCACCTTGGACATCAATGTCCTGACATTCTTTAGAGTATCAACTGATCGTGAACATTACTTTGTAGAGAAAAAGATGAACACGCTTATTGAAGCCAAAGGATTGTTTGATTATTTGATGGGATTTAAGGCAAAGCCGTAGGCTTGGTTTGAATCACTGACATTATAGTTTGTCAGATTAGGAAATTTCAGTAATTTGAATTGAAAATGAATACAAAACTAGGCGACAATATGGATTCAGAATTTATAATTAAGTTTGATGGTCAACAAAACCAGATAGATGCAGATGTATTGATTAACAATTTAATACATACTTCTACAATTATTCAAGAGTTAAACAAAGGGTTGGACTCTGGTAAGAAAATTGATATTAAAATAAAGGCTCTGGAAAAAGGTAGTTTCAAGTTACATATAGACTTGATTGAGACTATACTACCAGTGGTTACAATGCTTAGTGTCGTAGACATGAACTATACTGTAACAATCATTGAAGGATTCATAGGGTTGATTAAACTTAAGCTTTTCCTTAAGGATGAAGAACCCAAAGAAGTAATCTACAACGAAATAAATACTACTATTGAGAGAAATGACGGGACTTCAATGACATTCAACAATAGTACCGTAAGTGTCTATTTAAATAATCCAGTTGTTGACCAAGCATTAGCTAAAAGTTTTGAGTCAATTGAAAACGACCCTTCAATAACTGCATACGAGATTACTGATGTTAAAGACAAGCCAAAGTTAATAGTGGATCGAGAAGAATTTAAATATCTGTCGACAAGTTCAAAAATAATTTATAAAGAAGAAAGGTTAATTAGAGATATAGATGCCAGATTGCACGTAGTAAGAGTATCTTTTGATAAAAATTTGAAGTGGGAATTCTTTTACAATGGTAATAAGATAACAGCAAAGTTAGATGACCCATCTTTTCAGACACGTATTGATGGAGGGGAGTCTTTCGCAAAAGGTGATGTACTTATTGTAGTTTTAGAAATCAAACAAAAGTTCGACACCTCTGCAAATACATTCGTTAATATATCATATAGAGTTGTAGAGATTATAGATCATTTAGAACGTGAAAAGCCACCACAGTTATTTTAGGGAGTTATGGATAAAAATTTAACTGAAGAAGATAGACAGATTATCAGAGTAGCTAATTCTAAAGAAAGGTATGCTAGACAACAAGATGCTAAAGATTATTTAAAGTTTAGTATATATCATCAACAGGAACGTCAGAATAAAAACAGATTACATTCTCTATTTGATGGTAAAGTATTCCGTACAGATGATCCATACATCTATGCAGTTTATCCTCCTAATTGCATGGGTTGTAATTGCGTAATCACGACAATTTCTGAAAGAAAGTTTAAAAATATGAATGGGGTAGTGCTTGACGTAAAAGAGTATTTACTATCTCTCTTGAAATCGGGAGATATTACTATTGAAGAAATTAAAGAAATGGAAAAGTTTGACCCACGAAAGTATTAATATAATTTAAGTTTTTACACCGCTAGAATGGAGTGAGTTATGAGGTATATGCTAAAAGTAATTATTGTTACTTTATCACTATTTAATTTATCAACACTTGATGCACAAGTTAAGGCAAGAACTGAAGCAGGACTTAGTGTTGTCTTAAACAAAGATGGTACATGGGAAATAGACAAAGATACAAGTTCACTAGATTGTGCTTCATTGGTGAAATACGCAAGTACTTCAGAGTCCAGTGGACTAATTTCTAAAGATGACATTGAAATTAGTAATAGTTCTGGTGATAAAGTGAAAATATCATTCACCGCACTTAAGAATACTGTTGCTATAACTGCAACTGTGAAAGGTGTCGGTACTTGTATCTCAAAAGGTGATGATTTGGTTGTCGTTTTTAAAGATAAATCATCGTTAAAATTAAATTACTCATCAACAAAAATGGATTGTGAGAGTACATATTTGTTTTTATTAGGTAAAACCTTTGAAAATGAGAAAGAACTAAACAAATTAGGCAACCAACTGATTTCTTCACTTGGATTTACAGCAAATAAGAAAATGGCTATTTTTGCGGTCCCAGAATTAGAAGCCAAAAAAATCAAAGCAATAGTTAATTGTATAAAACCATAGAATTTTATTAAAAAATAGTTTGCAGTTAATAAAATAATTATTAATTTACCAACGCAGAATGAATCATATGTTTAAAAACATTGTTCTTAATATCAAAAAGAAAGTATAAAATTAATTGGGTAGGCGTAAAGGTGCAAGTCCTTGTACATTCCTTGCAATGTTTTGCATGTGAGCGTTCTGCAGCGACCTACCCTCTAATTAATTATTAATAAACAATATTAGGTGTGAATATGCAGAACGCACATGTACAACCCCAAACCCCAGAGCAATCGAGAGAGATTGCTATAACCACAGTAGGCAATAATCTTGCTGACTCTGTAATCCCTCCAGCCGAAATGGCCAGACAATTAAACGGAGCCTTTTTCACTATCATAAAAGATAGTTGGCAATACGAAGATATGTCTGAAGAAGAAACAGATGCTTTAGATGCAACATTCTTTATCCTCATTGACTGTCTCCTTAGACTCAACCAAGGAAAGGTGTCCAAATGAGCAACATATCAACATACAATGACTATGTAGTAGAACATAATGGCAGACCCATAACTTCCTCACGAATGGTAGCAAACAGATTCAAAAAGAGACATTCTGATGTTTTACGAACAGTAGATAACCTTGACTGCTCTACAAACTTTAACCAACGCAATTTTGCGTTCGTTAAATACACTGACCAAAAAGGTGAACAAAGAAGAGAATACCAAATGACCAAAGATGGGTTCATCTTTCTAGTCATGGGGTTCACTGGAAAAGAAGCAGCAAAGTTCAAAGAAGAGTTTATCGAAGCATTCAATAAGATGGATGAACAAATCAGAAGCCGTATATTACCAAAACACGAAGAAGAGGTAAGTAGGCTAACTAACAATAACCACGCTCTACAATTCGCATACACGGAGTTAAAATCCAAGTATGATAAAATCTCATGGGTAAACGAAAACACAAAATTTGTTCCTTGGATTGATTATGATGAACTAGACTATCAGTTCAATATGGTTATCCATGAAAAGAGAAGGCTCGAAGCATATAACAAAAAGCTTGAAGGTGCCTTGAGAACATACCAAAACAGGAACGAAAAACTAGAAGAATATATCCACGGATTGCATGGATATAAAGGTCCAATCCTCCTTAGTAAGAATACTGCAAATAGACGTGAATCACCTACATACTTTACCGAAGAGTTTAAAAGGAAGGTAGTCCAAGAATTTGAGACAACAAACCAAACTAAAGAAGCCTTAAGGGTTAAATATGGAATTAAAGGTATTTCAACTATACTGCAATGGTGTCGTAAATATGGTGACCCAAAACTACATAAACCTAAGACTTATCGAGACAAGTAAATTCTTAAATCTTACGCCTAAAATTTATCAACCCTGCTTAATCACAAAGTAGGGTTTTCTGTATCCATTCTGCACAACAACCTAAACCCTTCCTATACCATAGCCTTATCAAGACTTAAAAATTTAAGAAAAAAATTAAGATTTTGTTTGTCTTTTCTTAAAATGTTTACTAAATTAGTAAGACAATTTAAGACAAATGGAAAAACTATTATGAAGAATAAAAAACAAATCTACGGCTATGACAGATTAGAACTTCAGATAGCACACAATGAATATAACAAGGCATCAAAGTGGATTGACTTATTGATGTACGTGTTGGGTATTTTACTAGGAGCATTAGCATATAAACTGATATGGTAACAACAATCCATGATTTTGCTAAGAAGCATGAATACCCAATTAGGGCGGTCAGGTATTTTCTAGAGACTAAGCTCACTAAAGATGAGCATTATTACATTGAGAAAAGTAAGACAATGATACCCGAACAAACACAGTTGTTAATTCATAAAAGATTTAAAGCGAGACGTGACCACCCTATTTCATATAGAAGAATAAATAACGAATACGGGTACAAGATAGATGAATTAAAAGATTTCTTAAAAGAGAATCAAGATTATATAATGATTGGGAAACTCTATTACTTTTCAAAAGAAGCTTATAGAAAAATTATAGATAAATACGAAGGTTTGAGTCGGATTTATCAAGCACCAAGAGGAGTAACAGAAAGTAGGAGTTTTTCAGAAATGACTAAGAGAGAAAAAGAGCACTGGGCTAATAATGTAAGACTTAGTCCTGAAGCAAGAGACTTAATTTTCAAATAGAGGGCATCGTGGCATCTGAACTAATACCGAATATAACAAGAGACCAAGTATGGAAAGGACTTAATATAGTAATTGTATCAAGTTCGAATAATAGCAATTTTAAACAGGGCAACCCTCTTTATTTGAGAGCGAGTAATGGGGCTAAACCACAGGAAAAAGTTTTCAATGAAATGGCTGAATCTGGATTATCTAACGAATGGAATATAGATGAGAATGGTGATGTATTTGCAATCATTGAAAAAGTATCAAAGTTCCAGGTATCGACTTATAGTAGAAAACAAAAGCAATATGATATTTTCATCAATGATGTTTATCTGACTATAGCGGAACAGAAAGCATTTTTAAAAGAACAAGGTTTTACTGAAGATGAATTCATAGACAAGTATGGTAAGTCTTCATTATTCAATGGCTATCTAATCAAGTTCAATTTATGAAGATAGAAGTTTCACAAAAGACAGCCGAGAAAATCGAACTTAATGATTTGAGTTCAGATTTACAGCATTTAGTTGAAGTAGTTGGAATTGAATTAGTACGCAAGCTTATTGTTGAAATGGGTGGAACAGGCAATCCCATTTATTTCCCAGATGCATTGTCATTCGATAAAGCAATTTATAGGATGACTGAAGAAGAATATGAGTCAACTGATCTAAGAGAAATATCATTTAGGACAGGTATTTCTTATAGAAGGTTGAAAAGCATTTATAAAAAATATAGAAAAGAACACAGTTCGTAAAATTTACTCTCTTCGGGCTGTAGCAAGGATGTTGAAATGCATCCAGTCCATCAGGGGATTTCCACCTCTCAACTGGCGTCCCCTGTATTATTTAAGAAATACAGGATTATTGATATGAATAACGAAGCAAATACAACATTAGAACATATGATAGCTGAAAGAGCTGAGAAAGTGTTATCCGAATTACAATGGCACGATACACTTGATGTCCAGAATGCAGTAAAGAAAGCATTCACTAAAGGGTTTATAGAAGGTGCGGAGTACGCTAATGTTTGTGGCACAATTACAAGCGAGGATGTTAAAGCCGTTGTAGTTAAGCCGAAGAAGAAAGTAAAAAGAACAGGTAGAAAGTGATGCCAAAGCTAACTAGAAAACAGAAAAGACTACTATCAAATATAAGTAGTGGGAAAATCAAGCTAAAAGAATTCAAACCACCTGACAAGAATAGTAGAGAGAAATCCAAATTTCTAATGATACTTGAGGATGGCTCTACTGAACTTGCTAGGAGATTAGATATTCAAGCATTGATTGATAGAGGATTACTAAAAGAGAATAAGGAGAAGGTATGAGTAAAAAGGTAATACAAATGTATGGTCACGATAACAATAAAGTTTCAGTTTTTGAAATCTATCAAAGGGATAAGGAACAAAGTTTGGATTACTTCTTTGAAACCTATGAAGAAGCTAAAGCTGATATGGAGTTTCAGAACAGAGTCAATGAAATTGCTGGAACTAGCTCCATAAAAAAAGACATCAAAGAAATCAATGGTTCTTTAAAAAATCATAAAGACTGGTTAAACATTTATGAAGAAAGAATTGCTAAACTAAATAAAAGAATAGAGAATCAAGAGAAGAAACAAAAAAAATATGATTTGGCTCACATCTTAACAACTGCGGTTATTGGTGTCCTGCTTTTGATACTTACAAATATCAATAGTTAAATAACAGCGTGGCGGAGAAATGGTAACTCGTTGGTCTCATAAGCCAAAGATAATAGGTTCGATTCCTATCCACGCTTCAAAATCAGTAACAAAACAATAGAGGCACTAAAATGAGGTAGTCCAGTTGTTAATTTGTAAATATATATAGACTAAGGTGGAGGTCTAGTCGCTTTGTCCCTCCACCTATTTTTTAAGCAACATAAAAGGAAATTAGAAAATGAGTACATTTAAAGAATATCAGAATATTCAAACAAAAGAAATTAGACCTTATGTGAAGGGCGAAGATTTGACAGGAATCTCAATCACAGAAGGTATAAACCCTGAAAAAGACAAGGGCTATATAGCAAGAGACCCCAACAATCATGAAGACCAATGGTATATTACTAAGAAATTCTTCAAAGAGAACTTCGCTGAAGTAGTCGAAGCAGAGGAAGAAGAAACAGAAACTCCTGAAATCATAGTGGAAGACCCAAACAGAGATTGGATATATTCACCATACCAATTCATATCAGGCGGAGAATACCAAGGTCAGTCAGTGACTACATACGGTTTTCAGACAGCTAGAGGTGTAGCAATAATGACAGTAGTGAAAACTGAAAGTGCTATCAGTAATGATATAGAGTTTTTACCAGAAGCAAAAATTGTAGTAAACGAAGACGGTACAAAGTCGATTAAATAAATTTCAATCCGCCCTTTGGTGCTTCAAGCGATATAATCCCCATTGACCTTATTCATATTCCTTCAAGGGGCGGACATTTAAAATGAGTTGAGAGTTATATGAAGTTATTAGATTGGATAGATACAGAGAAATTACTTAGAAGCAAAACCCTAATGATTCTTTTAGGAGCGATGAATGCAGGCTTCGTGATTGGTTCAATTGCTAAAGGGAATCTCCTAGGTTGGCATTTGTTAAATCTACTTGCCTTATGTATATCTATAGTTTCTTATTGTTATATCCACCACAGACATTACTTCAAGAAACTTCATTTAAGATTGAAAGACATCTGGAAACTACTAAGGAACAAAGAGCATATTATAGTTATTAGCTCAACTAATGAAAATTTGAAAAATGCAATCGATAAGAAGGGATTATCATTATTTCAGATCAGTACTCATAATCTAGTTACCTACCCAGCATTCGTAATGCTTAAACAAGCTGCAGATATTGTAACAGATGATGAAATGATTTTGTATAGGGCTGAATTTCAATTTAAACTTGATGAATATAACAACCAAAAAGCACGAGAATCAATAAACAAAGAGGAAAAGCAATGAAGCTAACATTACTAGATAGTCAGATAGACAAAGTGAGCAATGATGTTAAAATCCATGCTACAATATCCGATCCAAATAACAAAGTGAAGATTGGTAAGAAGATTGATTACCGAATGGAAAACAATCAACGGTATTTCAACCCTACTATAATCAGCGAGCAAACAATAGAAATTGCTGTTCGCAAGAATACTAACAACTACGAGCTTATCTACTTACAGATAGATAAAAATGACTGTTCTGATAAGCTGAATGACCTATCAGTTAACGAAGGATTCAGTTCTGTGCAAGAGTTTTTGAATTTCATTTATGATTCAGCAGAAGAGTTCCCAAGAGTAAATCTTCATATACTGCGTGGCAAAATACTACACTGGACTGACTACAAATATTAATCAAACAACGGTGCAAACTGCCCCCTCCTTTATAGCCGTATTTTAACACAGTTTGCACCGTTTGTCTTAAAAACAAACCCCTATATCTTAAATAATTTAAGAAAATTCTTGCATTTTAATAAAATAGTTATTATTTTAGTAAAGCGATTAAGAAAGAATTTAAGAAAACTTTTAAGAGGCCAAGATGTTAAACACAGAAGTAAGAATACTAAATTCACCTGAACAAAAAATAATATTTGAGGATATTAGAATTGGTGACACTCTTTTGGATAAAGACGGTGAAAATTGGATTGCTATGAAACCAGGTATTAGTACAAATGGGAATCTTAACAAACCAAACGAAATTTACATTCTACCAAAGGGAGAAAGCAAAAAAGTAAACGGCTCTCTAGGGTTTAATGCTTCAAAAGAATGGTTGGAATCTAATATGATTAAAATATATTCAAAGTAAACAAAATGGATTTGGACGAATCCTACATGTAAATTCATAAACAAAGGAGTTAGCAAGATGACAGTTTCAATTAACCAACAAATCAAGACTTGTTCACCAGAGCAGAAATTGGTTATAGACATAGATGGACCAGAAGGCAATGTCTTTTCATTAATGGCAATAGCTAAGAAACTAGGAGACAGATTAGGTCTTGAAAGTAGAAAGATAATGACGGAGATGCAAGAGGATGATTACTCTCATGCTCTTAGAGTTTTCAATAAGAACTTCGGAGACTATGTTACATTGGAAACGCAATATGAATACAACCTAGATGAGGTTGAGTAATGAGTACAAGAACCGAAGAAATGGAATCTGCGCTTAGAGGTATTAATTTCTTTGTCGGTGGATTAACTGAAGATGGGATTAAATATTATTATCACAAACTAATCCAAAAGTTAGGAGTAAATAATAATGCCTGACAAGGACAAAGAGAAAGAACGACTCCGCTACCTCAAAGGTATTCATAATACCAGGAAGCAAATCGAGGATAGGCAAAACCACTTAACAGCACTTAAGATGATGTATGTTATGTACTTTTCTCCCTTCAAAAAAGGTGATAAAATAAAGGTAATTAATAGAGCATTCACAGAAGTTGGTTTTGTTTACGCAACCTTTATGGATGAGAAGACAGGTGAGTTCTATTATCAGTTGAAGCGAGTGTTAAAAGATGGTTCTCAAAGTCAGATAGACTTGTGGCACCCAATATTAGATACCAAGTATGAGAAAGTCGAGGAGGAATCTTATGTTTGACTCCGAATTCTACCCAACCCCGCCCGAGGTTATAGTTCAAATGCTAAGGCATGCAGATATAAAAAAGGAAAACTATATACTAGAACCAAGTGCGGGAAAAGGGGATATACTAGATTATATCTCTAATTTATCGAGATATGACAAACCCAAATTATATGCAATAGAACTCAATCCTGAATTACGAATGATTCTGAACGAAAAGGATTACAAAGTAATTGGGGATGACTTCTTGGAGTATAACTCCGATATGCACTTTGACTATATAATTATGAACCCACCCTTTAGTAATGGCGATGAACATTTATTAAAAGCTTGGAATATACTTCACACAGGGACTATTGTTTGTTTACTTAACTCAGAAACAGTCAGAAACCCACATACAAAAAGACGTACACTATTAAGCAGTATAATTGCCAATAATGGAGAAGTCTATGAATTAGGACGTGCTTTTGATACATCAGAGCGTAAAACTAATGTAGAAGTCTCTATGGTAGTATTGAAGAAAGTAAGTAAAGACAGATTTAAGTTTAATATCGAGTATGATAAGGAGAAGAAAATCACATTAGATGAAGAGACACTTAATAATCAGATGGCCACTAATGATGTAATTTCTAATCTCGTTACATTTTATGATCTATCCAAAGAGACAGTTACTGAGTTCCTTAAATCATTTCAGAAAATTAAGTTTTATACTGATCCTTTGATTGTAAAGCACTACAATGAGGAAAGAGACATTTTGATTGATACTTTAAAATGTGACAATCCAAACCTAGCTTACAATTATTTCATTGAAGAGCTTAAAAGGAGAGCATGGAATAAAGTGTTAGACCAGCCTAGTATTAACAAATTTGTAACGAGCAAAGTTAGACAGGATTTGTCAAATTTTATTCGACAAAAAGGAGATATGGATTTTACAAGGCGAAATATACGAAATGTTATTACTGAACTTATGCTCAATAAACAGAATATCTTTTATGAGTGTGTTGTTGATACTTTTGAAAGGATGTGTAGCTTCGATGAAAAGAATCAGATACATGTTGAAGGATGGAAAACTAACTCAGCTTACAAGGTAAATAAAAGAGTTATTATGCCACACTACATTTCCTATAGTAACTGGTCTTCTTTTCATAGTTGGAGTTTGGATTATCGTCGAGGTTTTTCAGTTGACGATATTGACAAAGCTATGTGCCTGATAGATGGAAATGATTTTGGTTCAATAAACTCTATTCGTGAAGCTTTAGAATCCCAATTTAAGATAATCAAGATAGATGGTTATGACATTGGGATAAACAACAAATGTGAATCAGAATATTTCCATTTAAAGTTTTATAAAAAAGGAACTCTTCATCTGCAGTTCAAAGATGATAAGATTTGGGAGCAGTTCAACATTATGGCTGCACAAGGAAAGAATTGGATTGGTACTGAAGATCATGTAGAAGAATACAAAAGGTTGCTATAATGACGACTATTAACCTTTACGGAATAATCTTTGGAGTCAAGTACGAAACTCTAATGAATACTGACAGGATATACAGCTATTCTGACTTTCCAGAGATATTCAATATAGAGGTAATCTCAGTCGAAGATTTAGGAGTAGATCCGATCAACTTCTTAGAAGAGAATATAGAGGAGTGGAATCAAGAGACTATCGGAATATTCGAGTATTGGGATACTTACAATGAAGAGGAAAAGAAAGCGATCGTACTCAGTACGATACAAGAACAGTTGGGAAGATTTGAAAATAAGATTTCAGAACAAATAGGAGAAAAAGTGTGATAGTTTTTGGAAAGTAAAAATCAAGATGCCACCGATATGAGAAGAAATCCTTTTCAATCGATGGCATTCTTTGAATTGATTTATTTAAGAATTAACTATTGGATTACAAACTTCCGAGCCCCAACCTCCACCGGTCCCCGTACTTGTTTTCGTAGCACCACAAACAGTTCCAGATGGACCATAAGTTGATGCATTTAATGTGCATGAACTAGGAGCTGAGTCTGGTAAATTTAATATTTCAGTCCAATTACTCTCTCCATCTTTTTGATATTTTATTTTTACTCCTGTAACCCCTACTTCTAGATCAAAAGTTAATGTGTTACCTGTCCACTCGTAATTCGTCGGTGCTGGAGAATTTGACATTCTGCCTCCTTGTTTGATGATGAAATATTTATTGTATCTAAATTATTTACATTATTTATTATATTGTCTAAAGTTAAAAATAATTGCTCATTGCCATAATATTGTAATCTCTGATCTAACATAAAAGTCAATTTACCTAATTCAGATTTAGCATTTTTTGTACCTTCAATATTGTAATTGTTTGTATTTCTGATTAGATTAATGATTTTGTTGACTAGCTTGAATTTTCTAACAGCGTAAGTAGTTATTGATATAAGTGAGATAAATGTTAGAATAATAAACAACAATCCATAAAATCCTATATTAGCGTATAATAGGTCTTCATTGAGATCATTTATTAGTACTTCAGCCTCCTGATTAATTTTCATTTCATTCCCATATTCTTGAGCTATACGATTGGCATTAGCATACAAGAGTTGTTTTTCTATTGTCAATAACTCGGGATTTACTAGACCTTTAGAATCAGATAATTTAATATATTCTCTTAATATGGAAAGTGCGCCAACGTAATTTTTAAGTTTGGATAACCCATCAATAGATTTTTTTAAGTACCCCATTGACATTTCTTTATTTTCAATATTGAATAAGCTTAATTTGAAATATACATCCGCTAGATAGAACTGAATTTTACTTTCTTGGGCCTTTTCAAAGTATAATTTTAAACTATTAGACGATATATCGTTCGTCTGATACAGATAAGTTAGTTCTAGATTAGTAACCCATTTTAAACCTTCTAATTTATTTTGGTCATAGGTTCTGATTGCCTTTCTTGAGTAAAGAATAGCATTATCATATTCTCCAAGGTCTTGGTGTAATACTGCTAGGTTATTGTATAGTTTAGACTTTCCAAAGTCATCAATTGTATGTAATAATTCTTTTGCAAGTAAGTAATACTTTTTAGTACTATCTTTAAAATTCAAGTCGTTATAAGTAACCCCTAAATTTAAATAATTGTAATACAGTAGGTACTCATTACCAGATTTATAATTTATTTTAATAGCGTTATTCAATAAAAAAATAGATTTGTGAGGTAAGCCAATTTTGTTATATATAATGCCTAAATCATTTAAAGATAAGTTCAAATCGGCCTCATGATTTAAGGATTTTTTAAGGTTATAAGAAATTAATTCATACTTAAATGCTGAATCAATTAAATCCATTTCAAGATAGCTTCTACCTAGTCCATAATAATATTTAATAATATCCTCGTTTGAACTTTCATTGAGTATAACTTCTTCACAGCTTTTCAATTGAGTAATAGCACCACTAAAATCCTTCTTTTGGAAAGATTCAAATGCTTTATCTATGCAATCATTCGCTTCTAAAGAAGTTATTGTTAATATAAAAATCAGGAACCATGACTTTTTCATTTCTTACCTTTATATTGAGTTGTATATCTATGTTTTAATTTTTTCCCTTTTCTATTTTCCTGAAACATGGATCCTTTACCTGTTATTGACCATTCGTAATTCAAGCCATTTGCTTTTAACTTTATAATAGTTGAATATGGGATTAATTTGGAATTCGCAATTGAATCACTTATTATTGAATAACTAATTCCTGTCTCAACCTCAAAATCACTTGTAGCTAAGAATGCGTCTTTGATCCAAAGATTTATTCTTTTATTCATCTCGTCAATATCCAATTCATTCTCCAGTGCAGAATCAAATGCCTCAACATATTGATTGTGCATATTACCCTTACCTGAATAAAGCCAATCTGAACTAAAACCGAGTTTGACTAAACGGCGACTTATCTTCTGTAAATCGGCAACACCGTTAAGATAGTTATTAATCATAGTATGCGTTAGATTAAATAACTCAGCAAATTTTGCTTTCTCTAGCGATGTTGAAACAAAGATTTCTTTAAACCTTATTAACTCTTCAGTAGAATCTCTTTTCATCTTATCACAAATTTAAGGATTAGTAAATTACTTTACTGAAGTAGAACTTCAGCATGAACAAAAATAATAGAATGTAATTAAATAACGTTTGAATCTAATAGTTTTAATATAGATATTCTAGTGAATGATAGATATATCTAAACTTTGTTTGTCAATGCTGAAGTTCTACTTCAGTATAATTGAATTAATTATATTAATATTGTACGTGGTCACAAACAATAACTAATTCAACTAATAATATAGGAGGTTTCAAAAATGAAACTAATAATGGCGTTTTTATTTATTATCTTTACTTTGACATTCCAAGCTAACGCGCAGGTGTCTTGTTTAGATTCAACAGGGTGTACAGTTGTAGTTGCTAATAAAACTTCAACTTTTACATTAATTGCTCCTAGTTGTGGTGTAACGGTGACATATGATGTCTTAGATTGTGGTGGAGTAAAGTCGATTAATATTAAATCGTATACAGTTGATGGATCTTGTACAGAAATGACTGAATTCAGCATTTATCATTATTCATTAAGTGCGTTAAATGAGTATATAAGTTTAGCATTAATTGAAATAGAAGCAGGTACAATACCTACTTGCCCTTCCACAACATCAATAATAAAAGTATATACTGCAAGTTGTGGAATTTGGGTTGGTTGTGAGTATGAAGTCGATCCTGCAAGTAGAGTCTGTGATATGGGGTATCTTGCTCCATACCCTGATTATGGTTCTAGCCCGACTAAAGTAAAGGTCTACAAATGGCAATCTTGCGGTGAAGTATGTTGTGAGAATACATATTCACTTTGTAGGAAAACAAGTGCTATTACATCAGCTACAATTACAACTATGACAAAAATAAGTTCATTACCTGCTGGTGAATGTTCTTTGCAATCAAACTATGCGACTACTTGTCAAAAAGGATGTATGTAATTATTAATTTAAAGGTACTATTATGTGGAAGTCAATTATAATTTTAACAATGTTTGGAATTTTAAATTTGAATACTTTGATTTCAAATGAAATGTTTAAATTTATTCCTAACAGTGATGGGACGGGGACATTTAAGCAGTCAGAATTCTTAAAAGGGAATAAAATATTTAAAATGTATAAAGACAATTCGTTTAACATATTTGAATATGATAATAACGATTTAAATAAGTTTAGCCCTGATGAATTTGATGATGAATTAAATGAATTCTCTGATATGTATAATTTTAAGAACAGACTTTTACTTTCTTCTGGAAATAATTCATTATTTGAATATGAAGAAGGAGAGTGGAATCAGTACCAATATGAAGATAATTACAATAACAAAGATGCTCTTAAGATGAGAAGAATAAATAAGATAACTGAATTCGAGAGTAAAGTTTATTGTTTGTCTTATTCTTATGACCTACTATTTATTGATACTTCTACTTCAGGGCAAATATCTTATATTGTAGATACAACTTATAATGAAATATTTTCTTTAAATGATAAGACGCTTGAATTAGAATTCAGATCTAATGCTAGCTTAGATGGTAAGTTTATTGATTTTACTGCAGATGAAGATTATATTTGGATTTTAAGTGATATATTATATAAATACAAGAATAATTTAGTTGATTCTTTTGACATAGCTAATAAATTAGGATTGGAAAAAGGAAATAAATTTTCAAAAATTGCTACTAATGGAGAATTTGTTTACCTACTTAAAAGTTTTAGTCCTTCCGCAACTGAAAATAGAAGTTCAGCTTTAATAAGATTTCATAAAAAAACATTTGACGTAGAAATGTTTGATTTTCCAATTCATAAATCGTTTGATTCAAGTAATTCTGATATAGAACCAAAATCTATTAATAATATGGAATTTATTAATGGTATCGGATATATATCGACTGATATTGGTTTATATAAGTTCCAAGAGAGTAAACTTGAATATTACGATGTATTTTCTGAATTCATAGATAAGATTCCTAAAGTATTTTTACCTTATTTAGAAACCTCAGATATATGTATTGATGGAACAAGTATAGCTATAAGTACAAATGTAGGTTTGATTTATACTGATACATATTCTTCGATTAATGTAGTCTCTGATGAAATTAATATAAGAATATTTCCAAATATTTTAAATAGAAGTCAGAACGTAATTAATTTAGATGCTAATATTGATTTACCCATAAGTAAGATAGTAATCTTTAATATCAATGGAAGCAAAGTATATGAATCTAAGAAAATCAGTGTACTTAATAAAGGTATAAGTAGTCTAAATATAAGTGATTTAAGCTCAGGTCACTATTATTTTTCAATAATCACAAATGAAGAAAGCTTCATTTATCCAATAATAATAAACAATTAAATAAAAGGTAAAAAAATGAAACTATTAATTATAACAACAATATTTCTAACTTATTCTATTACTAACCTATTTTCTCATGAAAAAGAAATTGTAGCAGAATTCACAGATTTAAATAATGTTTTATATGTAAAATATAAAGGAGATATAAATTGGACGGCAATGAACTCAGAAAACCTTGCTAACCCATTATTAGTTGGGAAAGCCGAACCCGGTGTAAATATATTTGTTGATCATGGTACAATTGCGATTGAATATTATGACAATAAAAACATGTTTAGAAATGAAAAGGTAAAAGATATTAATGAGTTAGAAACAAAACAAGATTTTGAGATGAATTCTGTGTCTGTATTCCCGAATCCAACTACAGAAGTTTTAGAAATGGAGTTTATGTTAGAATCAGAAGGAGAAGTTTTGATAGAAATTTTTGACTACTCAGGTAAAGTTCATAAAGTAGTTAGAAATGAGAACTTTAAAGTTGGTTTAAATTCTATAAGTATAAATGTTTCTGAATTACCTAATTCGGAATATTATGTAAGTTTAAAAGTTCATGATAAAAAAGTTACTAAATTAGTTTACTTTAGATAAAACTCGACAATATTCATTTAAACCACCTCTTATAAACTAGAGGTGGTTAATATTTATAATTTATAAAAAAAAATACAAGGTATAATCATGGCGATATTAGCAAAAGCAATAAAGGCAATAGATCCGACACCAGATAAAAAATCAGAACTTACTCTAGCCTTAAGTTTATTAGTTGAGTTAGCAGAGAATAAAACAAGGGAGTTTAGAGAAGAGATTGAGCAGAGTTATAGGACTGCGAACACTACTGAAAATATGACTGCTCCAATTACAATGGTTTTAGAAAATCACTCTTTTTATAGGGCTTATTTAAAATCTGACAACTCAAAAATTCCCAATGAAGTGGGTTCTGCAATTAAAGATTTTTTAAATGGAGGTACTGACAAAATTGTAAATGGAGTATCTTCACTTGTTACAACAGGTCTAGACGCATTGCTAGGACAAGGATCAGCAGAACAACAAGAGATGAGAAGTTATTATATAACTGTACAAGCTAGAGCTTTGGTAAGGTACGATATCTCAGCATGGCGTAGAACTGTTGAAGCATCAGCAATTACCTCTCATTTAGAATCTTGTTTAGCAATATATGCTTCAAAAGCAAGTATTGATGTCAAAGAACTTGATTTAAATACTTTTTTAATTGCATACGAAAATCAACTTAATAAAATGAATTTTACAAACGAAGAAACATTAGAGTACATCGAGTATGCTGAAAAAATATATGATAAATTGTCGGGTAATAGTAAAAAGTCAGAGGACAATTCATCTAAAAATGAAAGTAGATATTTAAAAGCAGGTTTAATCAAAAATGTAAACAAACCGATGAGTCCTGGGCATATCGCCTTAACAACACTATAATTTAAATTAAATCAAGAGTCATTATGAAAAAAAACATACTCTCAATATTTCTAGTAGTTTCGATGCTACTAGTGTTTTCAACCTCTGACTTATACTCAGGTAGAAGGGGATGTAGTGGTCATAAGAATTGCACAGCTTGTAGTAGCTGTAGTGGATGCAAACATTGTGCGAAAGAAGGTGGTACTTGTGGGGTCTGCTATACACCTCCAAAGGAAGAACCAAAGGTAAAAACTGAAATAGATACTTTAATTAGTGATAGCATTAATGTAGAAAAGAAGAAGAAGAAATGATAAAAATATTAGATCACTTAAAAGCTAAATGGAAAGATGTAAATTGCCCAATGTGTAATCACAATCAATGGAGTGCTTCTGAGGAAGTATTTGAAATACGAAAATATTATGGTGGAAATGTAGTATTAGGTCAGGGGCCAATCCTTCCCATTATACCTGTGACTTGTAATAATTGTGGTAACACGGTTTTAGTAAATGCTATTAAAGCTGGAGTTGTAGACGCTAACAATGAAGACACTAAGGAGAGTTAGTTGAATAATAATATTGAGTTATCCCGTGAATATGAATTAGTAACACATCATAAAGGTAAGGCTTACCCTATTGAAATATCAGACTGGAACCATATCAAACAGGAAATAGAAAATATTCCTATTTGTGAAAGCAAATATTTGTCAATAAGTCTTTTCCTATTTGGTGTAACTATAACCTCAATATTTACTTTATTTGCTTCAACTTTTGGAAACAATTTATATTTGATTATTACATGGATAATTCTTTTGACTTCTGCTATTATAGGTGTAGTTCTTTTAATAATTAATTCAACATTGAAAAATAATGAAAAGTCAAAGGCAGATTCTATAATCCAATTTCTCGATCAATTAGAATCAAAATTTGATTGTTAATTCTGTTCATTCTTTTATGAAATTTATTTAAATTGTACTTCAACAAATTCAATGGGGATTGAAAAATGCTCGAAGCAACAATGTTAAATACAGGCTTTACAATCACCTTCGCTCTTGCAGTGATAGGCACTTGTTTATATTATTTAAGGGATAAAGAATGAAATATACTCTGATTATACTATTATGTTGTTTCTTCTTCGCTTGCTCTGAAGAAAAAACTACAACTCCAGAACCTAAAGCATCTGAATTTTGTACAGATATTAATGATATGCCTGAAGGACTAGAAGGAACTTACGTTCGTATAGTTGCAGTCTTACCTAACCCATCTGGAAATGATGATTATAATGAGAAGTTTGAGATTAGAAGCTTTAAAGATTCTATTCAAAACTTCTCACTATATTATATTCTTGATGATGAGAATGTTCGTTGGGATTTAGGAAAGTTGGATTTTGCGATTATTGATAATGCTGAATCTGGGAACTGTAGATCAGTTATCTATATTTCTGATAAAGTCGCTCAGCTTCTTAATTCGGGCGATACTATCTATCTTTACAGTCCTGATGATGTATTAATTCAGACTGTTAGTTATGGGCAGTCTAAGGATGGGGAGTGGGTGGTGGTTGAGTAAATGAAGAAATATCCAAAGACCTTAAAGCATAGAATAATTAATAAAAAAAGATCGAAAAATAGACATTTTAGAACTTTGATTTTTAAATCAAAAAAAAAACTAAAACCAAAAATAAGAGCACTCCCACCCCCTAAAAAAAGTAAATATGACGACTATTTTAAAATTAAAACTCCAATAAATTTTTCTATAATAGAAAATCCTTGTGATATAATTGAATTTATTGATCAAGTTGAATTATGCCTAGAAAAAGAAGTACCAATTTTTATAGATATTAACGAATCTGTAATGCTAGGTTATGATGGTATTTTAATTCTATTAGCTTTATTGGTAAAGTTTAAAGAGGGGAATGTTGACTTTGCTGGGAATTTCCCAAAAGTACATAACTTAGATAAAAAATTTAGAGAATCTGGATTTTTCCATGTCCTTCAAACTAAAAATTTCGACATTAGTCGGTTAAACAAATTTCAAGATGAAAATGATAATATTATTACAAAAGCTGGATATGAAGTAAGCTCTAATGATAAAACAAATATTATTAAAATAATTTCAAAAAACATACTGGGATATGAGGCTAATTCTGATGGGTTATTTAATACTATTGGCGAAATAATGACTAACTCGAATGAACACGGTTCGGACGGTTCTGGAATTGAAATTACACCTTGGTGGGTATCAATTAATAAAAATGAAATAAATGATTGTTATAATATAACGTTTCTAGATTTTGGAGTTGGGATATTAAAAAGTCTTGAGAAAAAGCCTAAGGATTCTCTTTATAAACGAGCTATAGAAAAAATTAACTCTGATGATAAGGGGAAATTAGAATCGATGTTTGATTATAAGAAGGAAAATACTATATCAAGTACAGGGTATAGCTTTAGAGGTAATGGAATTCCTTCCATTAAAGAGATGATGGAAAAGAATTATTATTCCAATTTAAACGTCATTACAAATAAAGTAAAGGCTGATATAAGTAATAATGAATATAAATCCTTAAATTGCAATTTTTCAGGCACTCTAATTTCTTTTGAAGTTAGTAAAAACAATAAATTTGAATAATGAAAAACATTATAAAAAGTAGCATTACAGTTGATGATATAAGCTATATCGAGAATAAAGAATCACTCGACCAGTTAATACATTTAAGTATAAATGAAAAGTTTAGTCATACGCCAGGTCCAAGATATAAAAAGCAAGGTCCAAATTCGGCTGAAGAATTCTTTAGTGAAGTTTTAGATGACACTGTAGAGTTAGCAAGGAATAAAAATAAAAAAATAATAATCGATTGTGATAATGTTGATGGTTATATGGTTTCTTTTGTTGAAGAAATTTCAGGTGGATTGTTTAGACAATATCACTTAAAATCTATTGATGAATTTCTTAATTTATTTACTTACAAAGCCATTCAATTTAGTTGGGTACTCCCAAAATTCGTTAATCATATTAATAATGAAATAAAAAGATTAAAAATTGTCTGAACCTCTATATTATTATGGCATTAGTTACGACACACTTTTTTCAACTACTATAAATGTTATTATAGCTGTTCTTGCGTATTTATTTTTTAGAAAACCAAAAGAAATACTAGACCATGATAAGAATGATTTATTGAATTTGTTAGATTTACTTGAAAACCAGTTAACTCTTGCATCCATAAAAATACAAGAAAATAATCCATCTATTAAAGATATAAGTAATATCACAGCCTACCTTAGTCAATATACATTTGATTTGTCAACAAAAATGAATTCTTCTGAATTCTCGAAGTTTAATCAAATTTATGATGGTGCACTATATGATAAAATTGATATTATCTGGACTTCAACTACTGATGAAAACCTATTAGTTAGGCGTTCTTTTTATAATTACCCCCCTTCATTAATAAAAACGTTATACGACACTATTTCTGACAGTAAAAGAATTATAACTGAAATGAAATATAAAATTAGACGAAAGTAGACTTTTATTTTAAGTCCTATTCCAGCCAGCCTCACCGTTGGCTTTTTTGTATAAATCTTCAATACAACTGACTCTCAATAAATTCGATTATCTCAAGTATATCGTCTTCCGTAAGTGTCAAAAACGGTGAAGCGGGTACATTCATTTCACGTGTATGTGCCCTAACTTCAACCTCTTTTTCCTCTTTGCTAGTCTTGACCTTCCTTAGATGTGTTTTCACATTTACAGTACCTGAAAACCCAAAGTTGTGTGCTGCTCCATAAGGTGAACTCATACGGATTGCAATCTGTGAGTTACCATAAGGAGTTATATTTATTGAGTTTCTCATATCTTGTGAACGTTGAAGAGTCCTTTTTAATGGAGCTATCCCCCTTCTTTTATAGTCTTTTATAGTACCTGGAGATAGATTCTTCCATCTATTATTACCTCCTGAAAACAAGTCAACAGAACTGGAGTTTCCATCCCAACGTCCATATTCTCTGAAATTTTGGTCGATAGAAGACTCAATAATTTCAGCTATGGTATTTAATACAGGAGATAAATTTGTCAATCTTGATTGCAAATCACTAAAAAGAGAGTTCATCTGATCTATGAGTTCTTTTCTATTCAAATTCATTAAAGTATTTCCTCTAAAGTAATTGATAATTCATTCTCATCTTCAACAATAGAAGTAACTTTGAATAGCTTGTTTCTCCCAATAATCCTATTGTTAGATGTCTCTGAAAGGTCACTAATATCAACCACATTCTTACTGCTATACTTCAATAAAAAATTACCTGGTCCTTTAGCATCTGAAGCGACTATATAATCAACTTCTTCAATAACCTGATTCAAAGAATATTTTTGTTTGATTCTTTCTAGTTCATCTACAGATACGGACTTGCTTTTATAAACGTAGTTATTCCTACTAGTAGGAGATTTGACAGCTTTCTCAATAGCAGTATCTAAAATCTTTTTATAAGATGTTAGTATCGTACCAGAATTTCCTCCAACAGACTTCAATAACTCTTGCATTTTTGTAGTCGTAATCGCATTCAGAGAAGACTTTTCTTCTAATGATAGGTTCTTATGTGAATTACGCTTTAACTTCTCGCTAGACGTCTTGTTTATTGAATTTTTAAGTATTACGGAACGTTTAGCTTTACTTAAATCCTGTTTATTGTACTTTGGTCTTGATTTGAGTAATTGTCTTGCTTGTTCTCTTAATTCCATAGAGTATTTTTTCATATCTGTTTCAAAGTCAGTTCCTCTTGGGTCAAAATTATCCATTGCATCAATCTCTGCTTGACTGACTTCACTGTCGAGGTTCAACTCTTTTAGAACATCAGCAACGCGTTCAACCTTACCACCCATATTCTTCAATTGCCTTTCTGAAAGTGAACGCATTTTACAATTACACTCATACCCATTTGGTGGATAAATTCTATGAATATCGGGGTCATCAGCACGGAATATCTTACCATCTAGTTTAGCATGTGATTTTCTTTTACTTGGTCTGTCTTGTTGTTGGTATTCTAGGTATGGTCTTGTATCACTTGCTTTCATCTGTTGTTTGAACCTAGCTTGAGATTGTGCAGACCTTATATTAGTTCGAAGAATTAGGTTTAATCTGCTTTCACTACCAAGTTGAATAGTCTTCATCTCACCAGTTTCAGGGTCTTTGATTGTATGTTCTCCCCACCATCCTTTCTTTTGTAGTAGAGGTATTATACCGTCCTTGAATTCTTTAACAGATTTTCCAGATGATTTAAAATCCTCAATAGCTTTGAATATATCATTAAGTAAATCTAGCTGAGATACTTTAGCTACTGTAAAAGCCTTAGCATGAGCATCACCACTTATAGCATCATAACTGTCGGTTATGATTTTATTCTCGCCTCTTTTCTTTAGGGCATCTAATCCTTTATCTGCTCCTTGCTCTCCTGTCTTTTTTAAAGCATCAGATAAAGTTCGAGATAATAGCTTAGATTTCGCCATTACACTTCCTCTGCAACTTGAGTAATAGCTAGAACGTCTGCAATTAGGTCTTCTAATTCTGTAGTATCAAGATTTGTATTCAATTCTAATATTTTTGATTTAATTTCATCGAATGACTTCCCTTTGCTTATCATATCGATAATAGGTTGCATCACTGACTGAAATTTTTTAGACATTTGAGTTTCTAAATCTTCTTGAGCAGAGAAACTACTTGTCGGTTCTAGAGGTGGTGTAGTTCCTTCAGACATTGTAAAATCTGAATCTTGAAGATTGTAATTTTTCTTTATATAATCTTTAGAGAAGTTAACACCAAGGGCTTTAAGTATAGTGTCTATCTCTGCTTGTGCTTTTAACTCAGCGGCTTGACTTTTAGCTATTAAATTGAATGTTGGAATCTCATTTTCATCAACTTTACCGAAATTTATTTCTACCATTTTAGAAATGATATCATTTATATTCCCCATTACTAACTTAGCGTCAGAATCACGAATTATGTTGATTGACTGAACTATTTGGTCTCTATTACCTAGTGCACCAGCAATACTATCTACAGCTGAAGAGTGAGATAAGATAGCCTTAGCTATTTGTTTATCACAAACTTCGATAAAACCTTTGTAGATTTCACTAGAAGCTTGACTATTACCAGCTATAACTAGTACCTCATCTGAACCTGGAATAGCACCTACGCTGTCTTGATGTAATCCGTCAAGTGCAGTAATCATTTTTTCTATTTCTTTCTCTGATGGTTTTTGGTTTACATCGTCCCCATTTTTACCAATTTGACCTAGAAGATGAATCATACCATACTTCTCTACGAATTTTGCAAAGAATTTTAGACCACCTTTTTTAAATAACACAGGCCAGTAGCATTTTTTGAAAACAGCATTGCCATATGGATTTAGATAAGTTGGATAGTTCTGTACGACAGTAAATTTTCTATTGTTTAAAATTTTCCCTTCTGTTCCATATTTCCTACCCATAAACCGCAGTCTATTGTTCACATCAAACTTAAACCAATGAGGAGGTTTTCCTACAACACTTGAAATATAATTAAAGTTATTTGAATCTTTAAGCCAAATAATTTCCATTACAGAATAACCATATGGAATAGCATCAAGCATCTCCCCTATTATCTTTTCCATATCCCATTTCTTTATCACATTATCAACAAATCTGTAAATGTCATCTCTTGTTGTACTTGGTTTCAATTCCCATTCCATCGATTTAACATTATCTTTTCTTAGTTGCAATGTAGCTGAAACTTGGTCATCTATATCTAAATCATAGTAAGCAGATATACCTAAGCCCAACTTTTGAAGAACTGAGTCAGGATTCGGTAAAGACCCCATTACGGAATTGTAGATATTCATGTCTTTAGCATCTGCATGAACACCGAATATCTCTTTCATTTTTATTTCTACGTTTATATCACTCATTACATGAATCCTTCAGTTATTGATTGTTTTGTTTTCTTCTTAGGTGAACTGTAGCTCTTCGCCCCTTCCATTATTGATTTCATTAACTTCATTAGAATCTGCATTGCAATTGCATACACATCAACTTGATCATCATGTTTCCCACTTGGGAATCTTGCTAATTCATTTATAAAATCTGTTACCCAACTTGCACCAAATGGTAAGAACACCTCTCTATTCTCCAATGGGCTTGATACCATATTTGCCCTAACAACTTTATTCATAGTCTTTACTGGCTTTACGGTTATTCCATATCGGTATGGGATAACTTGTATCAAAGACTGACCGCTACCTGCATCTTCGACATAAATCTTATCAGCTTCCCAGTACTCATACAACCTGACTACATTCTTTTCTAAATCATTGAAACTTATTTTCTTCCTAAATACATCTAATATGTAGTAGCTTGTCTTATCTACTCCAATAGTCAAACAGACTGAATAATCATTATTCTCATTTTCTTTAAAAGCAGTATCCCAAACTTGAATAACATAGTCCAGCTTCCTTCTAATTTGCTTTGGCTTCTGTTTGTAATATTGCCAATTACTAGGATCAAAAATTAATGAGGTAGTGGCTACTGGTTTTTGTTGATACAATGAGGTAAAGAAAGTGCCTTGTACTTTCATTTGCTCTTCAATATATTCTTTTCCGAATCTCTCTGGCCACAACAAGTCTCCTTTTTTCCTACCCAGAACATCATCCATTTCAGCTATTGCAGGAAAATTAATAACTTCCCAGGTGTCAGGATAAGTCTCTTGCAAATAACCAGCAATATCGTCATAATGCCATCTAGTCATAATTAAAATTACAATGGCATTAGGAGATAACCTTGAAAATGCTGTGGAAGAAAACCAATTTTTCATTGCCTCTCGGTAAGTTGTAGAAAATGCTTCTTCATAGTTCTTTATCAAGTCATCAATTATTAATAAATCAGCTCCTTTACCAGTTATAGAGCCTTTCCAACCATGTGCCTCAACTCCTCCATGATGCCCTGAGATTTCCCAACTAGATTTAGATTTAGTACTTTTGCTAACTTCTAAACCAAATAACTCTTTTCCATATTCTACGAATAAATCTCTTGTCCATCCACCATATTTGTTAGCTAGGTCAGAAGAGTGCATTGTAATAAGTACTTTTTTTTCAGGGTTATTCCCAAGATACCAAACAGGAAAGTACTTGCAAACAAGTTCTGACTTCCCATGTCTTGGAGGCATATTTATGATAATTCGTTTCTTCTTTTTTGCAACAGCATCTAATAGCATATTGTTGACATACAACAAGTGTTTTGCAAAATGGTACTTCCCATCTGTCATATAATATGCCATTGAGATAGGAGTACCAGTTGCAAACTCTAAACTATTAGTCACGGATGTGTTCAAGATTTTGGCTCTTACTTATTTCTTTTAATACATCTTCCCATTTCTTTCTTACATTCTCATCTTCTGCAATTAGATTACCGACACGTTTTTTAGCTTCTTCATCTGCACCTAATCTATTCTCTATTATCTCACCTGCAAGACCAAGAATGTTTCTTTCAGCATTAATTAAATTTATCATGTACTTGGATGAATCTTTTGTCAATTCGAAAAGGTCAATTACTTTTAGGTTTTCTAATTCTTCTAAATTGTATCTCATATTGCCTTCATCATCGGTGACAGCCAATTTCTTATGAAGAGCCAACTTAGCCAATGAAATCAATTTCTGATAAGATTGTACCTCTAATAGATGAGACTTCTCTCTTGTTTCCAAAGCCTTTTGCCTAGCTTCCATAGAAGATTCTAATTCTATTCTTTGAAGCTCAGCGATTCTTTCTTTCCATCTGTACTTATCCCTCCATTCGTAAAGATGTGTTTTGCTTTTTATTTTTAACTCTTTTCTGAGTAGATCCATGTTTCGATTAGGTCCTAAATCACGATAAATCTCCCAAGCGAAATAGGCCTTATCAGATTCATCTCCTAGTCTTAATAATATGCTGTCGTCTTTTATCATTTTGGCCCCCAAGCTTTACTGAAATTATGATCAGTTATAATCTTCTCTTTCGGAATACCTTCAGATATACCCAGCTTAACAACTTCCTCTTCTTCCATTTGTAACCGTTGCATAATTTCTTTTATACTCAGTCCTTCTTTAAGCATATTCCCAACAATACTAGACATTTTGAAAACACCATGCGTACCCTTTGCTCTATTGTGTCTTATAGTACTCATTTGTTGAGATAAGAAATCAGTTGGATTCGTTGTTGTAACAGGAACTTTACCACCGTCTCTTTCTCTTAATCTTTTGTCATCTGAGGCTAACCACCTATGATATCCATCTACAATCTCATTTTTCTGATTTCTGATTACTGGTTGAGTCCAACCATCTTCGAGGATGGAAATAACAAGTAATTCCATCTCATATTTACCCATTGAATTAGGGTTGTAATTATTGGGTTGTAATGTTTCTCTTTTTACCCATTCGATATTATCTATGGGGTGTTTAAGTATATTCATTTTTGAACCTCTCGGTTTTCATTATTTTTTTTATTCTTCATAGTTGCCGCCTTTCTTCTCTTAAAATCCCCTCTTATTGCTAAATCGCATAAGAATTTCCAACTACATCCTGATGCTGGATGTGGTTGGCCGTCAGGGATTTTGTCGTTGGTATCTTTGTAATGAATATTAATACAATCGTTTATGCCTTTTTGAACTACTGATTTTAATGGTTCTTCATAGCCAGTCATTATTATATTGAAGTATGATTTCCAAGACTTATAAGCTGGAGGCAAAACCTTCCCTGTGTAGAGCCCAACATTAGCATACCTCAAAGCTGTCCTAGCTCCTCTAACTCTATTTTGCATCTTCTCCCATAAGTCAGGGTCTATTAATTGATATTCTCCGATTCCACGCAATGGTTCTTCACCAAAGGCATTACTTACTCTTTGCTTCAGGAACTTATTATGATAGCCGGGTAGTTTGTCAAGGGCATCATAGTATTTATTATAATCCCAATTGAACTGACTTATTGAATGCCAAACATCATTTGAATGCCAATCATAGATAGGATGTGCTAGATGAACGTTACCAAACTGGTGAGCTATATAGTTGTCTGCACGCTTCCTAAGAACTGCACCCCTTCTTCTTAAACTCTCTTGAGCTCTTATCCCTGTTAGAAAACAAACATTACCATTGAATTTTTGATAGATATTATTGCAAAATTCTGGCATAGTTTGACCAGGTATAAATTGGGGATGAGTTAAGATCGCTTTAGGTGGCAATTCTCTACACCAAATATCTTTTTTACCTGGTTCCCAAGGATACCACCAAGGCTCATTATTACTGCAAGCATTCCTATGCTTCACAGGTAGACAGAACCAGTAAAAATCTAATTGTTTATTGTCTGATACTCTTTCCACATATTCAACAGTCTGAGATGTGATTGCTTCTTCATCAATATAAACTACCTCTAATGGTAGCTTCTTCAATTCTTTAGCAATCTCTAAAGCTAAATTAAGAACGATTGTTGAGTCTTTCCCTCCAGAGAAAGAGACAACTACCTTGTCAAACCTTACGAAACAACTTCTAATGCGTTTTTTTGCTTCTACCAATACATTAGTCTCATATTCAATTTTATCATGTGATAATCCCATTATCCTACCTCATCGAGTATTTGTTTAGCAGTATCAAAATAAGCTGAAGCCTCAATTACAGCTTCCTTCTCTATTGATAGTATTTCTTTCCAAGTAACTATCTTTGTCTGATTCTCTTTATCAATAGGATGTAAATCTCTGAAAGCCCATGGATGAGTTCCAAGATAAAAAGCTCTAGGCATTTCATAGAATGGGGAAATTGGTAAATTGAAGTATCTTATAGCAGCAATAACTTCTTCATGAGACCACTCTGAAATTGGGGAGTACCTTGTAATACCATTTCTATTAGTATAAATGTTCTTACCATTTTTACCTACATAGTTGCTATCCGCTCTACGTCTACCAAGTAATATGATGTCAAGACCTTGTTCATTAAAATAAATGTCTTGGGCTCTTTGCTGTACGAACTTATACCACCTAGAAGAAATCTGATTATTAGCAGGGAAAAGATAGATTTGATTTTTCACCAACCATTCTAAGTCTTGCCCTGTGTTTATCCTTGTGATGTCTTTAGGAGCGTTCTTGTTGAGCCACTCCATATATTTTTTGTATTCTAATTCGGTGTGGCCAATCATTGCATCATGAATACCAACTTCTTGAGCTACTAACTGTAAAGCAACTGAGTCTTTACCTCCACTCCAAGCTATTGCACACTTCTTACCTTTGGTTATCTCTAGTACCTCTTCACAAGTTTTATCTATAAGATTATTCATGTGTGAACGGCACACATACTCTTCGATATTATTGAATACATTACTAAATAATTGCTCATCATGTGAAGTAAAGGCTCTGTTTTTTAATACTCTTCTATTCATGGCGTTACCTCCAATGTCTTCTTGTAACCAACAGCAGGTAAAGAGTTAAAAAATTCGTGAACATCTTTCATATTCTTAAGTTTCTTAGCTATTATTTTACTGTGATATTTCAGCTTTGATAATGCTAACGGACACTTAGTTGATTTTTTCTTATCAACAGAGTGAACCTTAAATTTTGAGACTGCACCGTCTTTAAACCTTGGAAGGAGAGGATACATCTGACAATCAAGAGGCTTATATCCACCATCACAAGTTGCTGTATCATTCGCTTTACACTTAGCCAATAAACCACCTTTATAAGCCTTACCAAGTTCAAGGTGTTTAATCATATTCTTAGGTACATTATCAAGTTCACTAGGATATAGAATAATTCCACTAACTCGGGCTGTCCTTTTGCAACATCTAAAATCACATCCTGCTGAAGGGCAATGTTCTATTAAACCTTTGTTCATGTCACACCGTCCTAATCTCTTTTAAATTTTTGGCAGATACTCCGTCTACAATAGTTCTATTGATCATTGGATGCTCTTCGTCAACTGGTCCATAATCAGAAGTCGGATGAAATGCAACAACTCTCATTTCCTCACCAAAAGTCTCAAATGAATGTGTTCCTGTTAAGGCATATATACCATTGAATTGTTTTTTAGTCCCTTCTTCATGAATTATAAATACTTGACCTGGTACTAAATCAATATTTCCCCATGGAGTTATACATTTACCTTTACCTGAAACTATCATACCTACTCTTTTATCAGGGTGAGTGTGTTGTGTCTGTGTTATAGACTTCGGAAAATATAATAGGTTAAAACAAGGGTCACCTTTCATCACAGGTGGTATAAGTAATGAATCTGTACATCCATCAATATACTTCAGTCTGCCCTTATGTTCTAATCTACCACCTATGTGAAAGAACCCATTATATTTTATACTCTGAATTACTATACCGTTACCACCAATTATTTCAACTTGATTTGGAACGGAAGCGTACATTTCAGGTTTTAATTTAAAATCTCCTTCATTTGTTTTAATCAATGCCTCTCCGCTATGATTAAATATGAAAAACGTATCACCGCTTGAGTTTAATGACAATGACTTGCTCTCAACATAGCCATATAACTTAGTGGGATTAATATTGTCTGAATCATTAAACAGAAGATCTGTTTTCGATAACTCAAACGGACTGTAGCTTGGATTCTTCATAATGCTCCATTATTTTTATTAAACATTCTGGAGTGCTATTTGAATTAATAACACTTTTAGTTCTATTTATAATATCTGTTATTTTCGCTCTGTCTTTTTCCTTCATCAAGCAACTGAATAATACATTGTCATCTTCAGTTATCTTGAGTTTGTTCTCTTTATCTCTATCGTCTGGATATTGAACTTTCACCTCGTCTGGATAATTCATATCTGGAATTGAAATCTCTTTAGAAAGCTCAATCATTGACTTATCTATTGTGTTCATATCATTCATCTTCTTGAAGATAGCTAGGTGATCTTCGTTATTACCTAATTCTATTATTTCTGTAGAAGTGAATAATTCAGCAAGCTTATCATCATTCCATTTCCCTGCAATGTTTTGATTGAGTCTGTAGTTTAGCCTTTTGAACTGTTCGTGTGTTAATTGTTTGGTAGGTCTTTTAATATCTACTTCTTTATATTTACTAGAAATCAAGCACTCTAAAGAACGATGACCTCCACAGATTGTGTAGTCTTTGTTTACTATAACAACTCCTGCAAATCCGAACTCTTTGAAACTCTCTTTGAGATATTTCACGTTGGCTTCATCGACATCTCTTGGATTATCCTTCCAAGGTTTAAGCTTGTCAATGCTTACTCTTTCGAACTTCCATTCTATCATTTCTCACCTTTTATTATTTGAACTGTAGCAATAGTTAGCAAATTAGTAATCAAAGAATGCAAACCTTTATACAGTCTGTCATGCAAACTGCATTACAATCTGTAATACAATTCTGTTTGCCGATTGCGTTGTGAGTTGGATTTAGCAAATCAGAAATTGCACACATCTTAAAAACAATAGGTTTTAAAATGTGGATTACAGTATTTAAGGCAGGCACTCATGTAAATATGAGCGGTGTAGAACAAAATTACACAGAAGCTGATTTGAAAGAAATTGCCAATACATATAATAATCAACCTGAAAAAGATAGACATACTGCACCATTGATACCTGGAGGACATGAGAAAGTTCATTTCTCAGATGGTGAAGTTATAATTAAACCATCAATGGGTTGGGTAGAACAACTAAAAGTAAGCGGTCAAAATCTACTTGCTAAAATTGATCCTACTCAAAAGTTTACTGAGGCCGTTAAAGGTAAGTATTATAATAAATTGTCTATATCTCTTAAGGCAAATAAATTACTAGATCACATCGCTTTACTTGGGGCAGAAAAGCCTGCTGTAAAAGGGTTACCTAATCTTGATTCATCATTCACAATGAATATAAAAGAATTAGCAGATGTTGAATCATATGAGTTTTCAGAAGTAGAGCCATCTCCAAATACAGATGGACTAAAACCAAAAGATAATTTCGAAGATCCAAAACCAAATTTAAACAATAACCAAAAAGGTGAAATAATGTTAATTACATTAGATACAGCAAAGCTTATCGACTGGGTGAAATCCGAATTCGGTGATGAGACGGCTACTAAATTACAAGAAAAGTTACCTGAATTTGAGGCTCCTAAAGAAGAACCAAAAAATGAAGAACCGAAAGAAGGAGAAGGCTCAACTCCGCCTACACCTCCAGCGGAGAACTTTTCGGAAAAAGATGACAAAGAAAAGAGCAAGCTATTAAGTAGAATCGCTTTTTTAGAAGCTGAGAATAGACAAAGTAAATTCAGTGAGTTTGTGGCAACTACTCACATCCCAGGTGGTTTGAAAACCACAGCATTGAATGTACTTGAAATTGCTCACAATGCTGAAACTTCTAACTTCTCAGTTAAAGATGAAAAGGGAATAGCTTCAACTCCTGTAAATGTAATGAAGTCGTTACTTAAGTCTTGGCCACAAGCAGTTTCATTAGGCGAAGACACTGAAGTAAATGGAAATAATTTCTCTGAACCTGGTCTGAAAGATGAAATAGATTCAGCTACAGAGTCATTCAACAAACGAAGACAATAATAATTAACTTTTAAATGGAGGTCTCATAATGGGACAAAATGATTTAGGTGTCTCTCTAGTAGAGACTCAATCAATTGAGGACATAATAGCTGGTGATGAAATCCAAGCTGTTAGCGTGCCTGCTACTATACTTACAGGCTTCACATACAAGAGAGGCGAAGTGTTAGCGAAAAATTCTTCTACAGGCAAATATCAAAAATTTGATGCAGATGGTACTAATGCCACTGATAAAATTGCTGGTATTTTAATAGAAGATGTTGATGCTACTTCTGCGGATGTAAAGTCGAGAGCATATGTGACAGGAATATTCAATAAAGCTGCCTTAGTGACTGCAGAGACATTCTCAGCAGGTGTACATAATTCAAATGGTTTAATCATTATTAAGGAGCTAGAAGACTAATGGCTATCAGTTTATATGATTCGAGAGCGTTAACCGCAGCGGTTAACAAAATAATTCCAATCAACACACAGCTTTTCAACTTGTTAGGCTTCAAAAATGAAGTTCATAGCACAGATGTAATTGATTGGGAGGTGATTTCAGATGAGAGACGTTTGGCTCAATTTGTCGCTAAAGATGCTTCCGAAGCGAAAGTAGTTAAAAAGAGCACTCGTTCTGTAAATACTATTAGAGTTCCAAGAACTTGGGAAAAGATGGTGTTTACAGCACAACAGTTGAAAGATATCAACGAGCTTGGTAATCTTTACGCTGCATCTACAAAAGAAAAAGATGATGCTATAAATCAAAGAGTACTTGAGGAAGTTGATAGACTTCAAAATAGAGCTATAAGAAGAAGATTGCAAATGTTAGCATCGACACTTGACACAGGGAAAATAACTATTGCTCAAGATGACTATGAGGCAGTAATTGATTCAGGTATGGTAACTGGGACACTTGCTGGCGGTGGTCATATTGTTGATGTTTCAGGAACTATTGATTGGTCTTCTGCTACTAGTAATATTGACACATTCATCCACCAAATTAGACAAACAATGTCTAAGAGAGGAAAGCAAGCTAAAGTTGGTATCTTAGGTACTGAAGCGGCAGTAGGCTTTATGGCTAATGAAAAAGTCAGAAAAGTATTGGATAACAACAATGTTCAAGCAGGTAGATTGAGTCTTAATTCTGCTCAAGATTCAAGTTTAATTCCTATAGGTAGCTTCTATGGAATAGATTTCTATGAGTTCTCAGAAGAATACAAAAATGATGCAGGCAATATCGTTCCTATGATAGGAGCTAAAAAAGCTATCTTCGTTGACCCATCTTCTGACAACAAATTACATACAGCTCCTGTTCATAGAATTGAAGGTACTTCACTTGTTTCTAATCAAGCTGAATTCTACATCGATTCTTACACAGAGAAAAAACAAACATTGACTTGGGAATTAGAGCAAAAAGCACTTCCACAAATCAAAGATGTAGATTCTGTATTATCTGTAAAGGTAATTGCAGATTAATGTACTGTACTGTTGACGATATTAAAACTCCAGAGGGCTTCTTAACTGAAGAAGTCCTTGCGGAGTTAACAACTGAAAAAGGTGAAACAGTTGAAGTTCGAATTGATAGAGTTGAGGCTTTAATTGAAGACAGAACTAAGTTCATTGACAATCACTTGAGAGATAGGTATTCTGTTCCAATTACTGGAAATGAGACTTTAACTAAGATATGTGTTAAGCTTGTTACTTATGATTTGAAGAAACAAAGGTTAGGAACTAGATTAAAAGCCCCTTATTTATCATTTGAGAGTGAGGCAATGTTAGAACTCAATGATATTAAGAACGGAAGTGTTCAATTAGATGTTGGAACGAGCAGTAGCAGACCACCTTTTATAGTTGTGAAAAAACAGAAAAGAGAATTTCCACAAGAATTACTTGACAAAATGCCATGACAGATGAAAACCTATTAGTTGAGAAGATAATCACGAAACTAGATGAAATTATCAACCCTGTTGTTAGTACTGTGAAAGAGAATAACTATAAAATAGAGGCTTTCCCTGAGAACCCAACGGTGTATGAACTTAATCATCCTAATGGGGCTGTGTTAGTTAGAATGGGTAGTTATAGACCTAGTCTTTTAACTGGTAATAAGCAAAGTGATTTCTCAGATGTGATTCTTACTCTTTTAGCGAATGGACTCAAAGGAACTATCGGAGTTTATTCTCTAACAGAGCTAACGAGGAAGGCTATGGAAGAAGTCTTTCACTTAGGAGCGAGATTTTATATTACAGGAGCTACTCCTCCTGATATATTTCAAGATGATGTGTGGACGAGAGATTTAACATTTACTTTACCGGGTGTACATTTAGTTGGGCTATGAGTTGAGAGCATTAGCGTTTATTAATTTTTTATTTAAAAACAATATAATGGCTGAAAAGACAGAAAAGGCAATGAAAACTATTTTGGTGACAATCGTAACTACCGCCTTAATAGGACTAGGAACTTCTCATATTCTAATGATGAGTAGAATGAGTGTACTTGAAAATAGAGTTCAGAGTAATACTCAATCAGTTACACAAATAAATCAGAAAATGGATGTCTTAATTGAGTCGATGAATAAGTTAACTCAAGAGACAATTAAACTTCAAGAGCAGTTCAAGTATTTAGAAAAGGGAAGATAAAAAGTGAATAAGTATTCAAGAAATAGTCAGAAAAATTACGATGAGTTACATCCTGATTTACAGTTGATACTAACTCATACATTAAAGATTGTAGATCACTCAATAATTGATGGACATAGACCACCAGAAGAACAGCTTGCCGCATATAATAGTGGCCATAGCAAAGTCAAGTTTGGTAAGCACAACTACAAGCCTGCTCGTGCAGTAGATGTACAACCTTATCCATTATCAAAAGATGCTCGTGAGAAAAGAGAGCAGTTCTATTGGCTAGGTGGTATTATGCTTGGAGTTGCAAAGACTTTATATGCTGAAGGTAAGATTTCACACGATGTTAGATTCGGAGGAGATTGGGATAAGGATGGAGACATTACAGATAACAATTTTGATGACCTTTATCATTTGGAACTAATATGATTAGTATTACAAAAGCACCAATAGTAAAAGAAAGTACAATTGAAAGATTTAAAAATTTAAGAGGAGTATTTAAAATGCCAAAAGCCTTAGAGCCAAAAAAGTACGGAATAGATTCTATTCTTATAATTCATAAAGATGCTGAAAAAATAGTATCTGCAATTATCAATAAGTTAAAAGACGGTTTTCAGTTAATGGACGGTTTGGTAGCATTCTCGCTAATTTCTCCAATAAAATCAACAGCAGACAACTGGCCTAAAGCTAAATTAGAATATGGTGACTTAGATCCTTCTGAATCTTCAGCTTTAATGTCTGATTTAACAAGAAGAGCAATTGCTGTTGGTGGTGTAGATCTGAATAATGTTGGTAATCGTTCTATCAATGACTTAATGATTGTAATAGAACTAATTGCAGATATGTATGATATAATAAACATGAAGTTAGCAGATGGATTCCAAACTAAAGATTTAGAGACAGCACCAGAATTAACAAATATAATGCTCCAAATCTATGAACATTTGGCTGATGCAACTTTAGATGTAAAAGACTTGAAAGGAAAAGAATATGTTCAAGTAATTGAATATTTGACATTAAGAATTCATGTTGCATTATCAAGACCAGTGGTGAAGAAAATTGCCTAATTGGGTTAAAATATTACTTGCACTTATTCCAAAGAAAGCATTAGCCGAGGCTATTCTTGCTTTCATGAAAGATTTTGCAAAAAAAACTAAAACTACTTGGGATGATGAATTCATAGAGAATGTAGATAAATGGCTAAGAGAAAACAACTTGTTAGACCCTCTACAGAGAGAAAAGTTAAAAGAGGATTTGAAGACAGAGAAGACTTCACAGACCAAGGAATCACAATAAAGTGGTCTTGGATAAAAAAGTTAATTGAATTCCTGAAACAAGGAATGCGAAATAGGATTAAAAGGAACAGAGACAAAAATGTCAATACAAAGATTTCCAAATAATAGTGGTGGCTCTTCAGGTGGCTTACAAGGCACTTGGAATGCTTCTACAAACACACCTACTTTATCTAATACTGATACTAGTAAGGTTGGTTATATGTATCAAGTTTCGACTGGTGGGAGTGTGGACTTCGGAGCTGGTGCGATTACTTTTGAAGCTAAAGATATTGTTATTAATAACGGTACGGCTTGGGATAAAATAGATAGTTCAGATGCTGTTTTATCTGTTAATGGCAATAACGGTGTTGTGGTCTTAGATAAAACAGATATAGGCTTAACTAACGTTGATAACACAAGTGATGCGAATAAACCAGTTTCTACTGCCACACAAACTGCATTAGATGGTAAAGCTAACTCATCGCACACTCATAGTGCTAGTGATATAAATTCTGGGACATTATCAGATGCAAGATTATCTACAAACATAAGAAGAAGTATTGTTGGTTCATTTCCCGTTGATGATAATATAGTTCCAAGTTGTGTAGTTGGACTAGCTGAGGTTGCTAAAACTTACAGCTTACCTGGTGCATTAACTTCAGCTCCTAGTTGTATAACTAAAGTAGTAGGGTTAGGTGCTCAATCAGGTCAATTCACTGTACGAGCAGAAGTAACCGCAACAGATACAGTCACTGTTTATTATAGTTACAATGACAATTCTGCAGGTACAATTGATATTGGTGAAAAGACAGTTTACATAGAAAATACAAAAGCATAATAATTAATAATTAAAGGTAAATCAAATGAGTTTAAAAGTAATTACACTAAATAGAGAATGTTCAACTGGTTCAGATATTTTAGATAATCCAATTCCTGTAGAAGTGAATGGTATTCCAACAACAGTTGAATATGATATGAATGGAGTAGGATTTGTAGCAGGTGATACTTCAAGTGTATCAATTAATCATAGTAACGTAGCAGTATTTTCAGAAATCAATAATGATGATAAAATTGAAATCACATTCGTTAGCAAAGACGGTAATTCCTATTCACTAGCTAATGAAACATTGAACATTAACATTCTAACTGAAGCCAATTAAAACAGAGTATTAAATGTCAAAAAAACTAGAATATGATTTAAGTCAGGATTTACCAGACCCAGTATGGAATCACTATGGCTCAGACTTTTCAAAGAGAAGTCCTAAACTCACGTGCCTTCAAATCCAATGGGATGGGCTAGTAGGAACTCTTGACGGAACTATCGAACTTGAGATATCAAATCAAGTTTCAAGAAGTGAAGAAGAATCTGATGAATTTGTAACAAAAGTTCCTCTTGTAGATTCCAATGGTGACCCTATTGCACTAGATTCAGCTAGTAATAAATCTAACTGTCATCTAGTTATGATAGAGACACCTCATGCTGCTTGGAGATTAAAGCCAAGCAAAGGCGGAATTACAGCAGGTATTCTAAAAGCATTAATGATAGAACCAAGTGAGTAAAGAACGATACATAAAAGGCGTTGATATATCAGCGGATGAAGTTGAAGACGATGTCCTTCTTCCAATAGATAATGGTATTGTATGGGATAAATTCACAGCTGGTGAAGTTCTTAATGGATATAGAGTATGTTACCTAGGTGCTGATGGTAGAATTTACCTTGCTAGCAACTTAGATTTATCTACTATATCCAAATCATTATTAATGACTAGACATTCAGCATTAGAAGATGAAGAAGTTGAGTGTGTTCTTTCAGGCAAGGTAAAAAATCAAGGTTGGGGTTTAACTGCAGGTGCAAGGTATTTTCTCACTACAGGTGGACAGATATCTACTTCTCCTGCTTCAAGTGGATATTTATTTGAAGTAGGAACAGCTGAGAACTCAAACACATTAATTATAAATTTCACAAGACCAGTAATTAGGAATTAAAAAGATGGCTCAAGATAAATTCATTTCAATAAATAACGATGGTGACTTAGTTGAAGAAGTCGCAATAGGTAGCAGTGCAGGTGCTGGTGATGCAAGTAAGATTGTTAAAACTGGATCTGATGGAAAAATAGATGGTACTTTGATACCAGGCTCAGAAACCCTTACACTAATGGCCTCTGAAAATTTAACTGCAGGTGATTGGGTAAACGTTTGGGATGATGGGGGTACAGCTAAAATGAGAAAAGCTGATGCCTCAAATGGTATGAGCCATGAGTGTCATGGATTTGTATTAGAAACAATTACTTCTGGTGCTACTGGGAAGTTTTATGGAGAAGGAATTAATACTCAAGTATCTGGTATGACCTCAGGAGTAACTTATTTCTTAGCAGGAACTCCAGGTTCAGAAACGGCTACTCCTCCAACTACAGGTGGACATATCTTACAGAAGTTAGGAGTGGCAGTAGGGGCTACAGCCATTAAGTGCGAACTAAGTACACCAGTTATAAGAGCGTAATGAACATAATTTATATCATAATATTATTATTTAGTGGATGTATGAAAGCTATTACAGTAGATGCGAATGGAGATTTAAAAGAGTCTGTATTAAGATGGGTAGAAGAGTCTCAAGATGTGCAGACTACTAACGGCTATCTTAACGGAGCATCAGCAACTATTGATTATATGCAATTATCAGATGCTGATAAAGTATTGATTGAACTTCCTGAACGTGCTAAGGAATCCACTTCATTTCATATCAGTCTATACTATAACACTAACTCAGAAATGAGAGGGACAATTGCAGGGTTTGGCTTTGCAACTAATCCTAACTGGGATGATTTAGTAGGTATGGAAGTAATAGTAACGGCATCAGGATTTGAACCTGGAGAATATTATGACTGGTTTGGATGGTTTAATATAGATTCCGATGGAGTTACAATACCAACTGGTTATAGAAAAACTTATAATCGTGAATTCCATTGCCGTAGAGCTACTTTTCAGCTTTCAAAAGATGAATTAGGTAATTATAGATGGCTTGTTAAAAGTCTTGATAAAGCCGAACCAGAAGATAATATGTTGAAATCTGAACGTTGGGGAAATCAATATACTATATGGAGGCAAGACCAAACAACAGGGAATGCTTTTTTAGATAGCAAAATTCCAAAGGGAGTTTATTTACCCTTCTCTGAGGGGTATTATTACAGAATCAAACTTTTTGCTAGACTATCTCAATCTTCATCTGATAATGAACAGAGTGTAGATTTATCGGGTGCTACATTTTTCTCGAAATTCTATACTTCAATGGGTTTTGATGCTATGACTCCTAGCGGAGGCAATAAGATAAGACAACGCTCTAATCAAGTTCTGAATTCAGGGTATTGGGATATTAGCGACGAATTCATCTTAGATATAGATGAAAACACCACTATCACTTGGTTATTGACTCATGTGGATGATGACACACTTGGTAATAATGTTATTGAGTTTAATGATGAACTCTCATACATCAAAGTCGATATAAAGAAAATACCCAAAGATGAATGGCATTATCAATTTGTGATACCCACGCAACCGATACAGCCAGGAAATACATTTACGATAGATTTACCTGGTACTAGTAGCCCTCAAAACTATATTCCATTTGCTGGATATTACAATGTGGATGTTTATGTAGAAGTAGCAGAGCTAGATGCAGGGATGTCACCAGTTAATTGCGGGACATCGCAGACATTAACAGTTGGTAGGTCAGGCGGAGGAGCAGCAAGGACTATAGATAAATCACTAGTATATGTGCCTGCCCCTGGCTCATCAGCAAAAGTTATGAATTATTCATTGCAAGGTTCGGCTGTAATAGAGTTGAATAAAGATGAAAAAGTCAGAGTAGTAGTGACTTTACCAAATGGAGTAAATAAGACAGTCCAAAATGGATATGTGGATTTAAATTTTATAAACAAGACAACAAAATTACTTAAAAATTAATAATTGAGGTAGCATAATGGCTAAACAAGATGTAGCAAAAAGAACATTAGTCTCAGGTATTCCAGTTGCATGGTTACTTGGAGTAATATTCAATTCATTTAGTGGTAAAGTAGGTACTGGAGGTATAGATGACACTGTTACTACAATACCTCTTAGTGATGACTCAGGAATCCTTGCAGACGGTTCAACTATCCAAATAGGAAGTGAACAAATAACTGTTGGTACATATGATACCGTTAACAACCAACTAACTGGTTGTACTAGGGGGGCAAATTCAACAACAGCTGCTGCACATTCAGTTGGTGATGGGATTGTAGTTCTTACTGGTGGTATTCAGGTCGCTGAAGCGGATTTCAATACAACTGAAAGTAATGGTTATGCGCGATTTGGGTTTGATAACCTTGGGAAAGGTTCTGACTTCACAGCTTTCCTACCTAGTAATGCCGAAGCAGGTGGAGGAGAAAACACAGAAATTGTATTAGCAGATAATATTAAACTTTCTCATCCAAAGAATACGAAAGTATTTAAACTACTAGATGGAGAAGAAATTACATCTGTGGAAAGTGATTCTAATAACACTAATCTCGGTAAAGTTAAATTAGTCGTAACAGGTGGTGATGTGGAATCAGCAACTCTTACGGCATTTGAAAAGAAACTCACCGACGTTCCTAATCAAGTTTTCTTAATTGCAGTACCGAGAGGTTGGAATGCAAACTCTGAAGGTACTACTGCCGATGGTTGGGTGTATATGTTAGCTAAACGTTCAACAGATTATGTAGGTGTTCAAGACAATGGTGACATTACATTAGAATTTAACTCTTACAAAGTACCTGGTACAGAATCAGAACATCAGTCTGCATTCACAGGTATCTCATGGGGTGCATTAACTACAAGTGGTTTGAAGCAGAACTTCACACCTCCAACATTGACAAATGATGAAGCAATAGCATTAGGAAAAGGCAAGATTGTGTTGAAGGCAGCGGCATAATCGGAAGTAAAGCTCCTAGTCGATTCCAGATAGCAGGCAGACTAAACCCCTGCCTGCTATTTTTATATTAAGGAACTCAATGATATTTGTACAAGAATCAATATACCAAGATCATATATTCGGGAAACAAGTAGTTAGATTTGTTGTCTCAGATGTTTATAATGATTTATTTAAAACAGATGCTCAAATAGTGTCAGATTTAGGTATTAGCCTTGAGAATTTCAGAACAAACATTTTTCAATTGTCGAAGGTAAAAGAAAGCATCAAGAAAGAAGGAGGTTCATTCTCTATGAGTGAACTACCTTTTAAAGTTACTACATCTGCTGTTAAAACTATTACTGATAAACGAGCTTTCAGTTTTTGCTTCCATGCAAACAGCTTCCGAAAGTTCAGGTATTGTGCTACATTTCTTTATACATTGGGACAAAGTTTTGACGAAACTGATCGTACTTTTACAGGCAAGATAACTAGTACTATTTCAGGTTCAGAAATTGATTGGACTAATGCTTTACCTTACGATGTTGAAATATATCCAAAGTCTGAAGTTGATTTTAAGGCGTTACAATTTGATTTATCTATGATGTCTCAATGTTTTCTTGACAAGCCTATACTTCTACCTGATGGTACTGAAACCGACTCCATTTATGATAGACTAACTGAATATGACTCAGGTAATGGCGATATAGAGAAGACATTTAAGCATAAACCATATTATATATATTCGAAGAAAACTGGTCACGATGGTTTTATAATTTACACGACTCCTCTTGGTACTATTTATGATTCACTAATGATGTTACTAGAAAAAACATCAGAAGTATTAGCTGAAATAATTGGTACAACTTTTACATTTAGTATAATAGAAACTGACCTAGGGTTCAGTGCATCTACTGCATTTTACGAATTACTTGATCAGGAGAAAGGTTATTTCGTAAAATCAGTAAAAACGGATGGAGAATTAAGAAAAGTCTTTATTGCACCACCTGAATCTATCAACTACAAATATAATGCTTATATAAGTAGCTTTCTTTTAAAACCAGTATTCGGGACAGGTACAGATATCCATACAGATATCGAAAATATGCCTGAAGTTTATAGATTCCAAGAGGCTAACTCCTTTTTAGGTTCTGGGAATATAACTACTGTGTTGGCTGATATAGCAAGGTCATTGGGTTGCGTTGTAGTGACTAGGTTCAACTCCGGTACTGATATTGAGATTGAATTTATATCTAAAAATACACTTTCACAGTCAGCTAATGTTTATATGGTAGGTGTTAACTCTTCAAGCTTTGATTCCTCTTCTATTGCTACTGAAAGTCAAATTGAATATTATTCTGAAGCAAATAGATTAATCCTTGAAGGTGGTCCAGATGCTGAAGTTGCAGGTGACCAAAGAAACACTTACAAATTTCAAATATTTGATAAAAATGCTTCTGACCATTATGAAAACTTTAGTCCAACACCAGCGCTAACAGACTTCAGAAATAGAATTAAAACTGAGTCATTGAAGGAATACAAAAGATTATTACTTTCTACATCGTGGCCTATTCTTCAACAAAGGTTTGATGGATACTTAGTAAATTCTATGCCTATTAATATAGGAGTCCTATTCTTAACACCTTATGCACAAGTACCATATTCTGAATATTATTCTCCATCTGAGTTTAGCACTAGATCATTTGTAGGACAGTTAAATTCTGGGATATTCTTAAAAACTACTCCACAAGAACCTTTACAAAAAACGCTATTAGGTACTGACACAGAAGTATGGGCTCCAGCAACGAATATTGTAATAAGCAAAGGAAGTGAAAACATAAGATTTGAGACTTTATCTGACTATGTAACAAGCATAAACGCAAGTGATAAATTATACTATGAGAATACTCGGAAAGTTACTATCCCCTGCTGGAATGGATTTTCTGCAAATTCAGATGGTAGTAATCCTAGTTGGAAAAACTTAAAAGTTGGTAGGAAAATTCCACTTAAAATAAGATCACTAGAATATGATGAAATCGCTGATGAGTGGAATGAAATCTGGTCACCAGTTCAAATGTGGTCAATTGTTGGTTTAGAAAGATCACAAGATAAACCAGAGACTACTATTGAACTGATAGACGAATCAATTAATTCAATTTATGGAAATTATACTCCTGAAAAAGGTAATGCTGAAATCCAAGGAATTATTGAAGAAAGCCCAACTAAGAATGGAACTACAACTACTGAGATAAGTAGTATTTGGACATTTGAATGCCACAGCGGAGTACAAGTGGATTATGCCGTTGCATTAAGAGACGATGGGAAGATTGAGAAATTCAAGCCACTAAAAAGCCAACACTATAATAGATTTTTAGGAATTGCAAAAGAAACTGGTGCCCCTGGTGACGTTATAAAAGTACAAATACAAGGAGTTGTAGTGCTTGAAGAAAACACTATCGACCCCAATAAATCAATATTTGTTAGATATGCAACTGGCACTATTAGTAATATTTCACAATCAATTTTACTAACTAAAAATGTCAATGAAGATATGGTACTTAGAATAGCTAGAAAACCTATTAATGAAAGGACATTTGTGTTAGAACCGGAGTACATGATATATGTCTAATTCAATTACACTATACTATACTATTTCATATCCCAGACCTGCAGATGGTAACTTGATCGGCACTGCACCAGGTGGAGGTAATATCATAGGAGCTAATGTTAGCTTAAAACCATTACGAATGAATACATTTCAAGTACAGACTAATGAAGATACTGGACGAATGCATGGAGGTATGTTATATAGTAATAAACTTGATTCAAGATACAGTCATTCTATATATTTACAGCCTAAAGTGCTTTCTCAAACTAATAGAGATTTCTTAACAGCATTTTGGACAGCTGACTTCAAATATATTCAATTCCCAAGTGCAGGAGTAGGACTAAACAATGTCAGACAAGTTCACACAGCTGGTGGTAAGATGCCGCTTAATCGAATCAATGATAATAAATACTTAAATGAAATCACATTAGAATTAACTGAGGTATTACCACATGGGTACTAAGAATTTCACAGGTTACTTTGAATTAGGTGACTTAAATACTATCAAGATTACACCCATAAAATTCTTTGCAATTACTAGTTGGGGCGGTGGACAAGGTTTAGTAGCTCCCTTTGTTGAAATGGGTAGTAATTGGAAATTAACACCTGTTGTATTACCTAATGATACAGGAGGTGAAGAAACTCAAGGCTATAACTTGGAAGCGACTGTCATACTACCAAACGCTGAACATTTGAATGTTGAACAAATTATTAAGCATTTTCAAAATGACCCTGATGATTTGAAATATATTACACTTGGATTATCACAATCAGGGGAAGAAGTGAAAGGACTATATCTACCTGGTCTAGATTATATGAACCCAATAAATAGTTTTCCCTCTGAAGTAAACGAAATGATAATTAATCCAGAATTAACTATGACTTTAGATATAGAACCTACTGATATGCGAAACAGAACAAAAATTTTAATTAAAAAATTCTTCGACCTCGAAGAAGATTACGCAGAAACTTTAACAACTAACAGATTATAGGAGCTTTACGATGAGTAAGATGGAAGAAAGTACGAAGAAACAATTATTTGAAATTGAGTATCAAGGTAAAAAATATAGATACGTATTTCACAAATTATCTTCATTACAAGCAGAAACTGCCAATACGATAACAGAATGGTATAACGATGCTGTTAATAGACAAAAAGATGTCAACTTGAAGGAAGTACTTAGAAGTGATCTAGGTGAAGTAAAAGATGCAATAGTAGCACATCTAGTAAGAGAGGTTTCTGAAAAGAAGGAAATGCTTCCTTACAATCCTGATGAAGCAAGAACAAGTATAAAAACATTTATGCATGAATTATATCATGATGATTTTGGGAAAATCAAGGATGGGATAATCAAGGATTTTTTTTTCAATCAGGGGAAATCACATCTCGCTACGCGACTATTGCGAGACAAGCAAAAGACATCCTTGACGACAGAAAACATATTACTCTTAGCCCAATTGATGAATTCTCAGAGCTCGACAGAGCCTCAAGAAAAGAAGAACTCAGAATCACTTCTCTCAAAAGCGGAGAGTTAGAAAGAAGGGTCGTTGAAGGATACCACACAATTTGGTATGTCCCAATACTGGCTAAAGAGTGGAACTGCAAGCCTATAGACGTTAGAAATACTGATTACCTTGATTGTTTATATACACTAATTGATAGAGTTAAAAGAATAGTAGATGGCAACTAAAGAACACGAAATATTACTTAATCTTGTAGCTTCCTTCCAGACTCAGAAAGGAGGAGTTAACAAATTTGTTTCTGAAATAGAGAAACAAATGAAAACTATTCAGCCTAATATCGATTTGAATTCAGATGAGTTCAAGAAAAAAGCAGATAAAGTAATTTCTGATTTTGAAAAGTTAAAACAATCTACTAAAGATGTTGATGACATAAACATAGCTTTGAATTCGGATGAAGCCCAAGCTGAATTAGAGAGTTTGACAGAAGCACTTAGTGATTTGATTGAAGAAACTAGCAATATAGATACTTCAGCAATTGAAGAAGCATTCACAAATATCGACACAAAAAAACTAAATGAGTTATCAAAAGCCTTAGAAGACCTAAACAAGGATATAGATTTCGATATTGCTTCTAAGCAATTTGCGGATTTAGTTGATGACTTTGAACAGGGTACTATTGAAACTAAAAAATTACTAGAAGCTCAAAAAGACACACTAAAAGAATTAGAAAAAACTGGTAAAGTAGGAACGCAAGGATACGACAATTTACAGGCTGAGATTAAAGAGACAGAAGGATTACTCGGTCAATATGAAGAAGCATTAAAAAATGTGAGAGAAGTGGCAGAAGAGTCAGCCAAAGGCGGAGGGTCATTCTTAGAAACATTCTTCAAAGCTGAGGCTATTGCAACAGCAGGTGAATATTTATCTGACTTTGCTGAAGCGGGAACAGAAGTTAATTCAGCATTACTTGATATTAAAGCTCAGGCAGGTTTAACCGATGATGAGATGGTTAAACTCAAAGATTCAGCAACAGAATTATTCCAAGCAGGAGTAGGGGAAACTTTATCTGATACTATCAAGACTTTAGGATTTGCTCAACAACAGCTAGGCGGTTTCCTACCCAAAGAAGAGATTGACGATTTTGTTAAAGGTGCTGCCTCAATAGCTCAAGTAATGGACGTTGAAGTTAATGAAGTTGTGGGGAAATCAAGAACATTTATGCAGAACTTTGGATTGGCAGGGCAAGAAGGATTTGAACTGATTGCTTATGCTTCCCAAAAGACTAATACATCTATGGCTGATACACTTGATACAATAGATGAATACTCGGCAGGGATAAAAGATTTCGGGGGTACTGCGGAATCATTTGTTGGTAGGCTAGCAATTGGTGTTGAGCAAGGTGCAAGGGATACAGATAAGCTAGCTGATGCTATGAGAGAAACGGCTATCAGAATCAATGCAGGTGATTTCACAACTCCATTCCAAGAGATGAAAGATGGTGCTAATGAAGCAGAGGGTGCAATTGTTAAGAGTGTAGAAGCATTATTAAAACAGGCTCAAGTTGGAGATATAACAGCAGAAGCTGCACTTAACCAATCTCAAAAAATGATTAAAGAAGGTGTTGATGCTGGTGTTGTTACTGAAGCGTTAAGATTTGCACTTAACGAAGGTATTTCTGGTGGTATGCCTGCGGAAATTGGCAACGAGTTATTCACTAATATCTTTGCCGCCGATGTTGATACAACAGCAGTAGCTAATTCAGCAAAAGAGATTGGAAAAACATTCTCTGATACTATTGGGCCAGTCACTAAATTTGATGCTCTTGAATTAAAATTCAAGGCATTTGCTACTAAAGCATCAACTTTCTTAGCTCCAATAGCTTCCACTTTAGGCGGAGTTATTACTACAGCTGGTCAATTAGCACCTGCTGTATCAGCACTTAATTCAGTTGACCTTGGGAAAATTAAAAATCAATTTACATCTATAACATCTGGAATATCTGGTCTTGGAGATAAAGTACCTTTAGTAAAGAATGCATTAGGTAGTCTTGGAAAGAGTGCTTCTGGACTAACAGGAATTGCAGGTAAACTAGGTTCATTAGGTCCACTAGCATTAAATCCTTGGGTTATTGGTTCCGCAGCTGCAGTTGCAGGATTGACTTTATTCTTTACCAAAACAGAGAAAGGTCAGGAGATACTCAAGAATACTTCTGAGATATTCCAAAAACTTATAGCTAAGGCAGAGCCAGCAATAGACGCCTTCAAAAATGTAGGCTCAGAGGTATTAGATCTACTCATCAAGGTAGGTGAGATTGTTTATGAGGTATTCATATTCCAGTTTGAAGTAATGATTGAGGTAATAAATACTGCAATTTCTACAGTAAATGATTGGACTGGAGGTCTTTTAGGGGCTACTGACATATTTGAGCTAATTGGAAGAGGTGTAAATAACATAGCATTAGCGTTCAGTTCAGCAAGTGACTTCCTCTCAGGACTACTCTCATATATAAAAGCAGCAAAAGAGGGTCTTTTCGGATTCATTAGAGAAGCACCTGAGTTACTATCTAATTTAGCTGAACTAGGTGCACACTATCTAAACCCTGCAAATTGGTTTGGTGATGATGAAGAGGGCGATGCAATCAAACAAAAAATTACAGATTCAATTACTCGTGCTATGGATGGTGCAGTAAAAGTTTTCGACCAAAGTAATATTTCAAACTCAATTGAATCTGCATTCGAAATCAAAGGTGATTTAGATAAACAAGACCAAATAGGTAAGTTATTAGAAAAGTATGAGAATGCAACAACTGATTTAGAGAAGGCTTCTTTAGCTGAACAGATAAATAAAGAAATACCAGGTGTAGTTTCAGGATATAAGAAAATAGTTGATTCGAATGGTAATGTAACAACAGCTATGGAAATCAATGTAGATCAGGCTAAGAAATTGAATCAAGCTCAAAAAGATGCCTTTAGTGATGAAGTCCAAAAGAAACAACAAGAATTCACAAATGGATTAGTTAAGCAGGCTTCTCAGTACCAAGAGAATGAGCAAAAGATTGCAAGCCTAAATGAGCAAATTGTAAATGCTGATTCAATTGAAAAATCTCAAGAACTATTAAAGGAAAGGGATAAGCTAGTTGAGTCTCAGAAAGAGGAAGCTGAGAATGTACTTGGTTTATTAGAAGATGCCAATGAGAAAGGGGTTATTACTGAGGACTCATATAAAGCAGTAGCCAAAGCCATGGGTAAAACGACTGATGAATTAAAAAAGACAGTCGAGCAACAAAAGAAATCCGAAGAAATTGCCAAAGACCAAAAGCGTTCTGTTGAGGATTTGGCGGCTGCATGGAATAGTGTTAATGACAAGTTGAGTAAAACTGTAACTGAGCAAACAGCAGGGTTGTCGGAACTAAAGAAACTTATTAAAGAAGCTGATAGTCCAGAAGATAGAGAAAAGGCTCGTGAGCAGTATCAAAAACTCCTAAAAGATACTCGTGATAATGTCACAGAACAAAAAAAACTAAGCAAAATCAATGAACAAATCTTAATTGCAACAGGACAGAAAATAGTTGAAGGCAAAACTTTATTCGAAATAGCTAAAGAAGAGATTGCTCTAAAAGAAAGAGATATTCAAGCTACTGAGCAGTTGGCAGAAATTGATAAAGAGAGAAGATTGTTAGCTGAAGGAAGAGAAGCTAATGCTTATGATGAAATTCAACTATCAAAGTTACAATTACAAAGTATTGAAGACCAGAGAAAAGCATGGTTAGAAGTTTTATCTGCAAAAGGATTAGTTAAAGATGTGAATTTCGAGACTGGTGAAGTTGTGTTTACTCCTAAGATAAAGAAAGAGGAAAAAGCAGAAGTAGAAGATGCAATACTCAGATTTAACCAACAGATAGCACAACAATCAAATGGTTTAAGCAAACTTAAATTGTCAATCACTGCTGACACACAAGCTCTTGAAAGAGAATTAGCTGATTTAGAAATTCAAAAATTAGAATTTGAGATTGAAGCTGGTATAAGAGGAGCATCTGGATTTGATGAGATAATCAATTTGCTTGATAAAAGATTAGATTCTCAAAAAGATAAAGTAAAGGAATATAATGACTCAGTTGTTAGACTTGAAGCTGAGAAAAATGAAAAACTCCGAAATTTACAAACTACCGGTAGTGATACTGAAGAAATCGAAGCTATTAAAAACCAATTTGATGTACTTATAAATCAAGAAAGAAGATTGTATTTAGAGTCAAAGGCTCAGGCTGATGAGACATATCAGAGGATTAGAGAGAATGTAGGAAATAGTTTAAATTATAGACTTGGTAAGTTACAAGAGGGGATTGATAGAGAAAATGAGATAATCAATAATCGCTATGATAAAGAAATTGAGAAAATCAACGCTGTTAATGAATTGTATTTTGGACTAAGAACCTCAACTGGCCAACAAGATTTAGATGATGAATTATCCTATATTCAAGAGGAATTTGATGCTAGGAGAAAACATCTTGAAGATTTTAAAGAACTTGAATTCTTGACAGAAGATGAGTATAACCGTAAAATTGAAGCATTAGAAAAAGAGTCATTAAAACGCAGAGAAGACTTGGCTGAAGAGTTTAGAAAACGTGAATTAGTTGAAACACAGATTCACGCAGAACTCAATGCTATTGCTGAAAGAGAAAAGCAAGTTAAAATTTTAGAAGCTGAAGAGGAATCCTATAAAAGAAAGCTTGAAATATTTAAAGACACAGTACAAATATCTGATGAACAGTATCAACAATTATTCGATGCACAACAAGCTTATTTGAATGCAAGACAACAAGCAGAGGATGATGCAAGTAATGAGAAATTAAGAAAAGCTGCTGAAGATGCTGCTGCGAACTTAGAAGCTATAAACACAGAGCTAATTAAAACAGGGCAGTTCAATAAAGAAGAGTTCGATATATTTAGTGGAATTACAGAAGGATTAAGTAAAACCACACTCGATTTAGAAGAGAAAGGGAACAGTCTTAATATTGCATTAAAGGATGTAACTGATTCTGCAGTAAATATTCTACCTGCTATTATGGCTGGAGCAGACCAACAGGCAGAAGATCAGTTTAGACAATTGTTGGCACGAAGAGTAGCCTTTATACAAAAGGAAATTGAAGCATTTATATTGCAGTTACTATTAAGTGAGTCTATTGTTGATTATCTCAAGGGGCTACCTTTCCCATTAAACCTTGCAGCATTACCAATTCTTCAACAAACAATTTCAACTGCAGTAAAGAGTTTCACGACTCCTGTGTTATCAGGATTGTTATCTTTTGCAGAGGGTGGGGATATTACAGGTCTATATAATGGACCAACTGCAATTCAAGTTGGAGATGCTGTTCGTTCAGGAAATCCAAGTAATAGAGAATGGGTTGCAAATGATAGAAATATTAGAGAAATTGTAGAATTAACAATTGCACTTCAAACAAGAAATATGATGGTTGGTTTTGAAATGGTAGAAAATGCAATTAATAATCTGTCATTGAGTGCAAAAATAACTGGTGAAGATATTGAAGTGACTCTTAGAAGAAGACAAATAAGCAAAAAAATCTCACAGTTTTAG